GGAGGCGGTGGAGGTGGAGGAGGAGGAGGAGGTGGAGGAGGAGGAGGTGGCGGTGGAGGAGGCGGAGGAGGTGGCGGTGGAGGAGGTGGCGAACTATAATTACAATCTGTAACCGTAGCGCAACTATTATAGGCATCAACTCCGCCGCCGCACCAATCGATATATTCAGATCCTAGTAGATCACACTCAAATTCAGTAGAAACATCAAAACAAGCGACAGGTCCACATTCATCATCTACATCTGGATTAATTAAGACTCGGATACAACAAGCTCCCATTACTTGTTTCTCCGAATAGGTCGATTATTTATTTTAAATATTTTCATATTTTGCAATTATATCCTATAAAGTAAGCAGTATGCAAATATGACTATATTACAACAACCATAATTATGCAGATCCACAACCACTACACACGACCGTCAAATAATCAGTGCTTACAGCTTGTGTCTGTCTGTGAGTAAGCTCAATCTTTAATACGGTATCTGTATTTTGCATGAGATTGAAAAGGGCGTTTATTTGTCCTCCAGCAATATTTGGATTATTAACAATTTCTCCATCAGCGCTTCTGATCATTGGTGTGCTATAATATTTACCAAAACCTACCGTTCCGCTAGGCGGAGTAATATGTAAAGGTTTGAGGGAATCGCTTATAAATCTATAATCGTATTTATCTCCTAATCTAGCGTCTTTCACATCAACCACTATATTATGATTTTCTTGACAACACTCCTCTGTCAAAGCAAGCAGTGGACTATCAACGAATCTAACTGTAGCATAAGGATCACATTCGGGCAAACAATCTATACAATGAATTTTAAAAATATCTTCATCATGCAAACCAATATAGCTTTTAGGACTAATTTTGGCTTTGACTATTGTATAAACGTTAAAGTCGTCTGTATGGCATGGATGATAGTTCATATCTTCATAAATTTTATAATTTAATAAATTTTCTTGACTTAGGTTACCTGTTTCTTTAGAGAAAGAAATTTCTACAGGTATTTCTACCTTCTCTTTAGCCGCAACAAATTCTCCAGAGATAGGACTAGCATAAGTTGGCCAATTAGATAAAGAAGAACTGAAATCAAATTGATATGTTTCTCCACAAGTCAACCCACTTGCGCAAACTAACATAAATTGTTTATTATTGCTTTTGCCTACTAAATTAACATCGTTTAATGGTTCTATAGACACAGTAGAACATGATTTTAAATCGCATCCAACTATTTGCCCGCCTATATCAGGTAAAGTTATAGGAAGCACAGATTGGCTTCTCATTACAAAATAGTAAGATTCTCCAGGTTCAAGAGTTGTTAACGTTGAATTTGTATTAGAAATTCTTTTGCTTGAATTTGCAGCATCTACAGTTGTATAAAAAACAGGAATTGACCCATCGGGAAGTTGAGAGCCATGAATAGTCAATACATTATCTATTAGTCTGTTCCAATGCAAAATATCATTTTCTAATGATGGAGCAGCCATTAAGTCTAGTGCTTCTTGGCCTTCATATCTGTGTTGTGAATATTGACTAGTAATTTCGCTCATTGAAAAACCTTTTAAATTAGTGACATTAATATATTACACCATCAACTAAGCTGTTCCTGATGTTCGTATACCATCTCCATTAGAATTATTTGCTCTAACATTTACCGACCAACTAGCAAATTCATCAAACGAAATATCTATACTATAATTAAACTGGGATAAAGTATTCTGTTGTGTGACATAAGAGGAGTCTGTGGTCTTTTTGTATTCTATATAATAGCCTGTTAATGCAGTAGTACCATTATACAACGGAGCTGACCAGGATACATTTAAGAGTTGTTCTATATCATCTCTTTCTATTGTTAAGTTTTGTACAGCTCCAGGTATGGCTGGATCTTGAGTAGCACTAGGAGTGACCGTTGGTGTCGCCGTAACAGTAGGAGTTATTGTGGGGGTAATACTAGGAGTAACACTTATCGTTGGAGTTACGGTAAGAGTAGGTGTGACACTAGAGGTAATGGTAGGAGTAGCAGTTACAGTTGTAGTAGGAGTAACAGTAGCTGTAAGAGAAGGGGTCACAGTAGGAGTAATACTAATCGTTGGTGTTACACTAATTGTAGGAGTAACGGTTGGCGTTACGCTAATTGTAGGAGTAAGGCTAGGCGTAACACTAATTGTTGGAGTAACGCTAGGTGTCACACTAATCGTAGGTGTAAGTGTAGGGGTTATACTAGGCGTGAGACTAGGAGTAGCAGTCAATGTAGGAGTGACGCTACTTGTAACAGTTACAGTAGGCGTTACCGTAGGAGTTACGGAAACGGTCGGCGTTATACTTGGAGTTACTGTAGGGGTAGGAGTTGGTGTTGGTGTAGGCTGATATTGTTTAGCAAAAACCAGTTTATCCATACCTCCCATATATCCATAGCCTAAAGCATAATAGCTTAAAAATTTATCAGCAATACCTTCTTTAACAGATACTTCTATAAGACCTCTAATAAAATTATAGTCACCAGCTACAGACTGAGGCACATAATTACCTGGAGAGGAATCGGCTTCTACTCTTCCAGGAATTGTAATCGAATTACCCGGAACTCCAGAATAAGATATTTTATCTTCATATCCCTTATTTAATATCGCAATAGACAATGCATTATCACCAGTATCAAATCTGTAAGTACCTGTAGAATATACAATAAAATTATTATCAGAATAATCTACTCCATCAAAGGTTAAGAACTCGTCAGATATGGGAACGTTATATTCTGGATCGTCATTATCTATATTGCTATAACTTACAGTATTAGATACTGAGTCTTGACTATAAGACAATAGATGTTGAGCAAAATAACTCCCACTTACATGCACCATATTATCAGATATCACACCAGAGAAACTTTTGTTATTAGCATTAATAGTAATATGGTCTTCACTATTATAAATATTTTTAAGATATATAAGTTCTGCAATTTTTTGTTGAGAATCTACCGCAATACGCTTAACCATAGACACAGCAGGTATTTCTGCAATCCCTCTATCTCTAGGTGGATTTTCTTCTTCTCCATTTTCAGTATTTAGAGGAAGAAGTTCTCCAAGCTCCTCTCCCGGATCGATAAACGGATCGTTTGATGCTGAATTATCATCGGAATCTGTACCATCTACGCTTGAAAATCTAAGAGGTAATATGCCATTATTTTTCCTGCTAACTACAGCAAATAATTCATCATTATTAATTGATCCATCGAGTAAGTGCAAAGAAATCACATTATGGTCATTATGAATAAATTTCCACATGTTGCGTTTATTTAAAGTTATTTCAGAAGGTAGTTGATTATCGGCAATAGCCTTCTGACAATCTCTAACATTTTCATCTCCAATAACAATAATTTGATAATCGTTGTATACAACATCTCCTGCTGGGCTTTTAATTGTTAATTTAAGCAATATCTGTGCGCCAAATTCATAATTTGATTTAATTTGAACTACAGTTTGCGGTGTGAAAAATACCGGCTTGTAAACGGTATAAGCGTCAGGTATAATTGTAACATTGGTATTTTTAGGATAGGCGTCAGCTACAGAAAACTCTAATATAACAAATCTACTATCAGCCAGCTCGAATGTAGGTTCTCTTTTGATAAAAACTTCTTCTTCTATTTCTTCTTCTTCCTCTTCTCCGTCCTCATTAATATTAACAACCGTCCTAGTTTCAGTAACAGGTTCGCCTGCGTCATCTAATAGATTAACCATAGTTGTTGGACGGGCATCTATTTCAGTAAAAGATACGGGAATGCCACAACCACCTTCTGCTAATGTAAAGACGTTTTTAGGTACTTTTGGTTCTTCTGTCTCTTCTAAATCATGTTCAGACATTAAGCATTATCCTCCACTGACTCTGCTGGTGTATTACCGCCACAATCCTTACACTTAATACTTAGTACTTTTTCTGTTAATACCTCATTATCTACTTCTGCAGAAAATTTAAAAACACTTATAGCAGAAGCTTCTTTATTTACATTAATGTTGATAGGAATAGTAACAGATTTTAATTGTTGTTCGTTGGGTGTATTTTCTCCAACTATATACATCTTGTCTTTACTCGCTTCTATATCGGTAACTGCATTATTGGCAGTTAGTTCTACCATGTTGTATTTATAATTCGTAACTCTATCTAAACCAGACATTTCAACCAACACAGTATCCCCATAACAACAAAATTCTGATACGTCACTAAATTCTACGTCTGGTATAGCGTCTTCATTTCCACAAACAACTTTACCAGCAAATTCAATCACAGATTGTTTTACTACAGCCTTTTTGTTTTCATCGTAAGATGCTTGGACAATATACATCTTACCAGTTTTAGAATTTAATACTATTTCTCCCACTTGTATTTCATCTTTAGCTGGAGCTTTAACGGTAGTAACGTCTCTTCTGTGTCTAATTGGCATAATGAAAATTTCCTATATGTTTATTGTGAGGTTGGAGTTGAAGTCTCTTCATCTTCTTCTTCTTCTAATTGCGTACCGCATCGACCACTAAATACTAATTCTCCAAAATCATATTCGTCTTCAGGAGGCTCAACAGGAACAACAAGCACAGGATCGGTGCCTAAAGATATTTTTTCTGTAATCGTACCATTACCAGAATTATTAACCGCAAATATTTGTACTACAATATGCGGTTCTGTAGTGATATAGCCTAACTCTTGCAGAGCGTATGAAAAACTAGCAGTTTCGGGATCCAATGTAAGGGCATTTGCATCTAATGCTATTCTTCGACTCGATACAAATCCCACATCATTTTGTCTTCTATACTGTATAATATATTGAGTAATTGCTGATGCTCCAATATTATTTGGTGCTGTCCAGCTTATATTGATTCTATCATCTGTTTCTGTAATAGCACTTCTATTTAATGTCAAAGTAGCAACACTATCAGGAACATTGCTAGTAGGGGTAAGTCCGTCACTACTTAGTGAATACTGACCTTGACCAATAGAATTTACAGCAGCAACTCGGAAAATATATCTTTGATCATTTACTAGTCCTGTAATCAATAAACTATTGTCATTTGTAACTGTGTCGGGCACAGTAGTCCATATAACACCGTCATTTAAGCTATATTCAACGACATAATCTATAATCTGTGATCTGCCATCATCTCTAGGACTTGTCCATCTTAAAAATACGGAGCTATTACCTACAGAACCATTAACATTTAATGGAGGTCCTGGAACACTAGGAGGTAGTGTAGGTGCAATACTAATAATCTTGCCCAATACATCAACCGTTAGTGTAGCTCCAGGTATGTAATCATTATCGTGCATGCCTGACAAATATATGTGATCTGTAATAATACCGCTTGAATATGTATACTGATTAACTGAAAGATCTGCAACAACATCTAAAGTAGGAAAACCAGACGGTTCAGAGTCTATGCTTTTTGACAAAGACGTTATAACATAAGGCTCTGTAGTATTAATAGTAACTTTACCTATTTGGTCCAAATCAAATCCCGTTGGAATAGTATTCAAAGAATCTATAAATCCACTATTAAACACACCTGTTGCATTACCGCTAGCGGCATTTGGAACATTAGCATCAATTTTAAATACTGGTGTCAATCCGCTAGGTAATAATCCGTTTGCAGGATCTGCATCGTGCAACTCAGGAACATATCTGTTATATAATGTTGAAGTACGACCGTAAACAGCAAAGTCAATATTTTCACCAACAGCATTAAAATGAGTATGCTCCATGGGTCTAGTACTAAGAATATTTTTAGAACTAGGTCTAAAGCTAAATAAAGCCTGTTCATCATCAAGAGCAAAAATATCAGATCCAGAACAATTAAATCCACTAACAGCAGGAGGATCTTGAGCAAAAAGACCGTAACCTAAACCATTTGTTAAAGTTGCAGATCTAGTAATAGAATACATAATACCTGTAAACATAGGTTCAGATTCACCTGATGTTCCATCTGTTGCATTTGCTAAAATCTTTGGACATACATGTGTAAATATAGCATCATCATCATCCGGGTCTGTAAAAAACATCGGAGGATGATCAATATAAAGAGCATCAGGCCCATCAAAAGGTCCTGATAGATTCTGTGCCAGTTTGACATACTCTACTTCAAAATCTCCAGTGTGCATAATAGCAACAGTGTCACCAAATTTATATTCAGTAGGTAAGTCCTCGTCTATGTCTGGTAATCCGCTAGCTACTCCGCCTATTAAACCTCCAACAGTTTCTGGGTCTACAAATTTAATTCGTTTACCAGCAACATTAACTTCAACTAATCTTTTTTCAAATCTGTCATAGGTTAATCCTTCTGATTCTAAATATTTATTTAATTCAAATCTTAAAGGCCCAGATCCTTGATGTACTAAGAGCGAACCCTTTAAGCTATCAGAATCTTGACCGACTTTAAGATTGGCAGCATCACTAACATGTAATAGTGTTTTTACTTCTATGTTATCGTCATTATATACTAAATTATTGTATGTTTTGATATACTGTAAATTATTTAAATATAAAGGACTTAAACCAGAAATATCCACTCCAGTAAATAGTATAGATTTATCGTCATCTACATAAGAAAGTTCTTCTACGCCAGAAGCTAAAGCAGAACCTGCCTTCATTAAAAATCCACCACTAGTACCAGCGACAAAATCCCTAATATTACCTTCTGGATCAGAAATTTGAAAATCTTCAGTAACTAAAGTAGTTAACTGCAACCCGCTCATTTGTACTAAGCCGGTAGAAATAATTTTAATTTCTCCATTAGCAGCAATAGTTACTTGGTCTGGAGCAAAACCTGTTCTATAATCACCAGCATATTTATTGCCAACAGCATCAATTTGTAAAGTAGGATTAGGACCAATAGTTAATCTGCCATGAGCAGAATCAACCAATGATAAGGAATCAAAACCCGTAGTAGCATCAGCTAATATAGACACATCACTGTCGGAATTATTATGCAATTGAATAATTTTATTGCCATTAGCAGATGTAACGTCTAAGCCTGAAGAAAGCAACGTCCCGCTAACAGCCATGTCTCCACTAACAAAGGTATCTCCTCCAACACTTAGTACCATGCCAGAAGGAGGCTCTTCTATGTTGATTAATACAGTATTAGCAACTGTAGCTTGTTCTTTATCGGCTTTAAAATAAGCAGATTTGTACCACTCATGCATATTTGGTATATAGTATTTAGCTAGTCTGCTTTTATTAATTATATATGTACTGCCCGCATCAAGTGTGATGTTATATGCTCCAAACTCGGTGATATTAGCTGGGTCTTCAGTTAATTCTGATCCACTAGGAGCACCATTGTGCAACCAATTGGAAAATCTCAGAGAGCTCATATAACTAACAAATGTTACCGGCTTGTCCGATTGGCCAGATTTTACAACATATGTAAATGGAACAGTCCCACTCTTAAGAATGCCTCCTGTGTCATCCGTTTCCATATTCGAGTTAAAAATACCAAAAACATCTGTACCTGTAGCAACGGCATTTAGAAAACCAGCATATTGAGCATTTGTAACTTCATGCTTGCCTATTCTATACAAATGAGAAACAGAGCCCAAATCGGGCTGTGATACCTGAGAATAGGTGTTTGAAGATCTGTCATAAACATTTATGCTTGTCTCGTCTGAAATATTTTTAGGATTGCCAATACCAATAAAATCAAATTCTGCTACTCCAGTTACATAAAAATTATCCACTAAACCATAAGTACTAGCTAATCTGAAACCTACTCCAGATGCTACTCCTGTAGAATGTAATTGCTCAAAAGCATTGAATAAATTACCTGTAGTAGTAATACTACCACCAGCAACATATCTATTATCGGTGCTTCTGTGTTCACTGATATTATTTGCTATAAATTCAGCAGCATTGCCATTCTGATCAAAAGTTCCGTAACTAGAAGGTTGACCATTAGTGCCTATAGTAGATAACAGTCCCGACCATCTTCCTGCGGCAGCATAGTCGTAATTCGCTGTATTATGTCGTATTCCTGGACCATTTCCATTGCCTGAAGATATCAATCCTCTTAAAGGAACAAGATCCTCTACAGTTGCATAATCGTAATATTCCCCAGTAGTCACAACGTTGCCTGAAAAACCACTTGGTCTGATGTCTAATGCTGGAATTTCTGCATCTGTATTGACTGTAAAACGAATTGGTTTTTTAGAGTCATTAAATATTGTTTCTCCATTAGGTCTAGTGCTTAAAACAATAGCAGTAGAATCATTTATTGATGATCTTTCTGGATCAACATATTTTTGTAATGTTAATATAAAACCCTTGCTGATAGAATGTACTCTTAAACCAGTAGTAGTACTAGGTGTTATTTGATCAGCAGTTACCATACTAAGAATTTCATCACCAGCATTTTTAATCATACTAACTACAGTTGTATACATCGGTGTTGGAACAGCATTTTCTATAGCTATCTGATCTCCAACACTAAACTCTTCTTGATCAGGTAAATCATCTAAATCAAAAAGTATCTGAGACAAACATCCTTCAGCTGGCCTTCTAGGATAAGCAGAATAGACTATATCACTATTGGTTTGAAATAAATCACTGACTTTTACTTCTGTCTCAACTAAACCTCCTGATGCAGTAGTTAGCAACCTGCCAGATTGAGCACTAATAATATTAAATCTGTTGTCTGTTGCATTAGCAGCTGAAACGTTACCACTAGAGTCTATGACTAGTAAATTACCACTAGCTAAATTAACGGTTTTTAAAGTATCTACAGACAACTCATTAGAAACATAAGCATTAAAAAAGTTAACACTACTGTCAGGATTTCCTGTATATGATACGAAATCAATATTGTCTCCAGAAAATCTAATGTTTTCGCCTAATACGCCGACACTAGTTCCATTTAAATTAAGCGCAGACTGATTAGCTAATGTGGAAATTCTGGTTTCATTTGAATTAGTAATAAAAGTATTAACTAAACTACTACCACTAGCAACAGAAAAAGTTATTTGACCACTTTCTGAACCATCTGTATAATCTAATACCTTACTAGCAATCTTACCATAATTAGTTTTGCTTTGAGTAGAATCTTTTGAAGAAAAAGTAAGAGTGCCTATATCAGTATTATCTTCAATAATTTGTGTTGCTGGAGCATGATAGAGAGTTATATCTGCAGGATTACACGTTGTTCTATTTTCTATTCTTAATCCCTCATCACAAGCAAAATTTACAAAATGAGCAAGTGTTTGAGGTCTTGATCCGGTAGGAATATTAATACCTAATCTACCATCATAAGAAAAGAAAAGATTACGACTTCCAGATTGATTACCAAAAAAGATAACATCTCCGCTGGAAGGTACTGAATATCCTGAAGGCATATTTAAGCCGACACTACCATCTGAACTAAATTGAAAGGTTTTATCAATACCAGTACCATGAATAATAAAATTACCACTATTAGAATATTGCTTATTAAAAATAGTATCCTGAGTAACATTACCACTAGTAGGCAATACGGTATTGGCGGAAGACTCTGAATCAGAGCCAAATAACAATTTATTATTTGTGCCAAAAAATACATTAGAGCCACTAAATGTAGTGGCGTCTGCTTTATATTGTAATTCTCCTGTTTCTCCACCAGGATCAGATTGTGCAGAATAGTTGAGTGATGAAAAGCTATTGCTTTTGTCGGAAACGGGTTCTTGAAGTAATACCCATTCTTTACCTGTTGAAGCTACTGTGGCATATCTACCAAGCCCCTCTAAAGTATAAAGCAATTTGTCTTCAGAATAAACTTTTAACTTTCCTAATTTATTATTTATTAATTTAAAATCTACTATTAATGAAGGATTAGTTTTAGGACAAGGTAATTGTGCAGATATCTTGCCTTTTGTAGTATCCACTATATATATAGTACGAACATTATCAACATTAAAGTCTTTATCTTTAACTATAACATTATTAAATGCTGTATTAAAATTATATTCATTAGCAAAAATATAGAATTCACCATCATTAATATCTATTGCATTGCCATCAGAGCTAGAGTTAATTATTTTTTCTCTAACAAGATAGTAAGTATCTCCAGCCTTAAGCTGTGCAATACCTACTTCATATTGTTTAGATCCACTATGTCTAATTAAATAGGGAACATAAGCATTAACATGCTCAGCTTTAAATCCTTGATAATTAGACAAAACATTTTTTAATATAATGTCTGTTTTAGTATTACATTGATATCCTATATTTTCAAAAACGTGAACATTATTCATTTACGTACCTTATGCTATAAATGCGGAATTGTTAGGAGATGGTAGTCCAAGCGATCCTTCGTTTTTAGTATTAAGATCATTAAACTGTCGATTAGTTGATTCTGTAGATTGTGCTACGCTACTATTTAATAAATTATCAGAAAAACCACTTAAAGTATCTGGTATTCCATCTACTCTAACATTTTGTGCAACAGCGACACTGTCTGGTATGTTCGTAGCTGCTTCATTGACGGATTGTGCTGTTGATAAGAATGAGTTGGATGCTTGTGCAATTTGAGTAACAACACTGTTCATATTTTCGGTACCACCAGATATAGCTTGATTTAGTTGAGCTACCATAGTTTTAAATTCTTCTAATCCTTGGATCTGACTATTTACTGATACACCATTATTACTAGCTCCACCTGCTAATCCTCCATTTTGAAGATATTGTGGTTGACCAGCTACCCCTCCCTTGGCTAAATGATTAACCATATTATTATGGCTACTGTATCCATTGTTTATCGCCCTTAAAACAGGTAAGAATTTACTAGTAGAGTTTCTGTTAACAACAAATTCTCCAGGAGTTAGCATAGCTGGAACTGTGTCTGTGCCCCTAGATTGGAAAGGTATTAAAGCCCCATTGTTTGCATATATTGGACCTCCACGAGATTTTCTTTGAACTGGAATATTGGAGCCTTTCTTTAACAGTTCATCAACATTGACGTTTTCAAAAGTTTTTACTGCATCAGCTATATCTTGTGGCATACTTGCCACTGTTTTAAGAGCATCGATCGTACTTAACACAGGTGAAGCAGCAATCGCTCCCTCTACAACTTCCTCTCCTCCAAGTCCACCATAGTTCGCAGCCGCTGTAAGACCGTATTCAGCATGCTTCTTATAAGAGTATCCAACCAAGCCCTGGTCTCCCACCTCGTCGGGGAGGGCTGTAGTCATTTTACGAGTTAAAAGGCTGTCTCCAGCACCAGCATTAACTGTCTGTTGTTGCGGCAAAGTAACAGGATTTTGATTGGCTGAGACAGTAACACCCGGAGCTGATCCTGCTTGTCGCATCGTTTCATCTCCAGCCAAAATAGCATCTATTTTACTTTGATTCAATTGCTGTGCTGGGGTTAGATCATCAAGAGGTACTTTTCTAATCGTTCCGTCTTTCATTTTGACCCTTGCTGTAGGAGCTTCATAATTAAGATCGCCAGGCTTAGGTCTATAATTAGGATTAATAGGTCCTGCATTACTAGAACTTGTCATTTTAGATGGATCAAAAACACTATCAGCTTCAGCCGCAGCTATCTGTGATGGATCTAAAGTGTCTGGGAGTGGTGCATTTCGATCTATTCTCGTCCCCGTCATCAAGCCTTCACCATCAACGCCAGGTTTAGGTTTGGCTCCTTTCATAGCTTTTCTAGCAGATGTTGACATTCTGCCAAACATGTCAGCCGCAATATGACCAACACCACTAGCAAATCCGCCGATTATAGTATCCAACACGACATTTCCAACAGATTCTGTTAACGATTTACTTTCAGAAACTCCAGCAGCTTCTTCGACTACAGAAGTGACACCACTGGTGAGTGCGCCGCTTGCCATAGAACTACCTAAGGTACCACGAGTAAGCATCTGACCGAGAACCGGCACGTTAGAAAGCAGATTACCAGATGCGGCACGGGTACCTGAAAATAAACTAGATGCTCCCACAGTAAACATAGCACCAACAGCTTGAATAGCTGTCTCTACAGTTCGTTTTGTAGCCTGTATACCCTGCATAGTACTATCATACATTTGTTGATTTTCGGCCTGAGTATAAACTCCGGCTCTTTCAGTACCTGTCATAGTTCTCTGAGTCTGGCCGCGTGGCTGTTCATCAAATTTTGTAAAATCAAACTTATGACCACTCTTGCTTGCCGCATAAGTATAGTTTTCACCCAGCACTTTACGATCATAGCCGCTATCTATAACTTTCTGAGTACCTTCTCTAGCCATCTTAAGATTGGCTAATTCTTGATCTAGTATTTTCCTCTTTAGTTCATAGTTGCGAGTGTCGTCACCTATAACTTGATTATAGGTCCAATCAAACCACCCTTCTTGATCATGTAGCTGCTGATTACTTCTAATCTCTGCTTCTTTACTAGCTATCTTGTCATCAAGTATGTTCTTTTGCTCATCTACGTTTCTTCTTATGCTTGCATTTTCTCCTCTTCTTTTGTCTTCTGCTTCTGCTTTTTTAATTCTTTCAGCAGCTGCTTGTCTTTCTTTCTGTTCTATTCTTGCTGTTTCTCTAGCGTCTGCTTTTTGTTGAGCTACTATTTTGTCATTTTTGGCTTTTTTCTCAGCTGCTTCTTTTTGAGCTACCTCTTTTTCAATATTCATAGCTTCTTTAGCAGCATTATTCTGCTCAGCTTGAACATCTTTATTTTTCATAGCCAGCATACCCATAATCGGATTTACTGGGCCCATTGGTTTTTCTTGCTGCTCTCCTTGCTTCTCTTTTATTCTGGTTGCACGATCTTCCCAATACTTGTCTCTAGCATTCGTATAATTTTGTGGATAATCTTTCATAGCTTCTTGACTAGCCAACATTGGATCCATACCTTGATTAATAAGAGCCCGTCTGTCTTTAAGATATTGACTTCTAGCAGCTTGTGATCCCTTTCTGTGGCCTGCTTTAACGGAAGTAATTCCACCGCCGCCACCCTGTACGCCTTGAATAGTCTGATCCCTAGCTACCATTCTGTTATAAAGACCAGCTTGCTGTGGGGTAAAACCAAAAGCCTTAACATAATCGGCGTCTACCTTAGCAGCAGCTTCTTCTGGATTCATACCTTGATTAATAGCTTGTGCAATATCCTTTTCTCTCCTTTCCATAACTTCGCTAATAGTAACACCATCTCTAAAGTCTCTATCTCTAGCAAGTGCGAAATTTCTATTACCTCCAATATCTCCAAGAACCTCTCTATTCTTTTCTCTCTTCGCTAATAACTCATTAATCCTCTTTAATTTTGGATTGTCATTAAATGGAACTTTATTGCCTTCAATATCTTTACCATTATTAAGTTTTTTAATCTCTTCATTAATTTTTTGGTTGTCGTTTTTAGCAGCTTTAAACGCTTCAAGATCTCCCTTAAAGCCATCCTCTATATAGTCTCCAAGTTCAGAGTTTATGGGGCCAAACAATTCCAAATTATCATAATATTGTTCATTTCTCAATACATTTAGTGGAGATATATTCTTGTTATATCTTGCCATGTTCTTGCTCATCTTATTGATGTAATCTTTAGCCTTAGGATCAGTTAAAGATTGATTAGCCATAAATTCAGCAAAAGTTATAACACCATCATTATTAGTATCATTTAATCCACTAGCATCTTCTGTTCCTATAGTAATCACACCATCTTTATTAGTATCTCTTTGAGCAAATCCACCACCTCTAAGATAAAGTACTTTACCTCCATTAGAGTAGCCAGTAACCTTTCCTCCATTAATAGATTGTAACAGTCCCATATTTTTCTGTGCTGCTTTTCTGTTTACTACAAACTCACCAGGAGTTAACATAGCAGGAACAGTATCGGTACCTTGAGGTCTAAAGACTGATCCTCCAGCAGCGAGTGCTTGCGTTCTTCTAGCTGGGTTTTGAGCGTCTGCTCTTCTATTTGCCGGAGCGGTCCTGCCCTCACCACCCGCTATATTAGCATTAAGTGTATCTATGCTGGCTTTAAGATTATCTTGACTAAGAACTAATGCTTCATTTGCTGCACCGCTGGCAATCTTTGCAAGCTCTTTATTTGCTTCTATTTGTGTTGCTGCGGCATTATTATATGTGTTAATAAGATTTTGCATTACCGGATCGGATGTGGGGTCAGCAATTTCTTGTGTAGCTTGGTTTAATATATCCTGTCCTAATGCTCCTAATCCAGCTTCTGAACCCATTTGACCAAGTATTGCTGATTCTTGTCTTGCTATTTCATCTCTAGCGGCTTGTGCAGAGCCCAACGTTCCTTCTAATCTCTTTTGTCTTACATCTCTAGTATCTTGTAAGAACTTTAAGTCTTTGGCACGAGTTTCAGCTGCTACACCCTGAGAAGCTTGGCGCACACTACCTGTTTGTTTAAGCAGCTCAAAGAATCTTTTGCGTTCATTTGCGCCTGCTTGTGGAATAAATCCATTAAGTCTTTGGTTGGCTCTAACAAGAGCTTCATCCATAGCTCTAAGTTCATCTGGTCCAGAACTTACTAATGTTTCTGCAAACTTTCTATTAGCCTCTTGTAATCTTTTTCTGTCGTTAACTTCTGCTAAAGCAGCCTCAGCAGCAGCACTAGCCGATTCAGCTAATTTTTCTAAAGCAGACCTGTTATTACTAAGCTCAGTATTTACTTGTATAAGCTCAACTTGCATATCTGAAAGGTTTTCAGCTGAGTTTGAGGCTTCACCCAAACCTGCTTCTAATTCTTTAGCTCTCGTTGATAACCTTTGCATGTTTTCTGCAATACCAGCTGGGTCTGTAGGCCCTCCAGTTAATGCTGCTGTATTCTGGGCCTCTCTTTGAATTAGTTCTTGAACAGATGGACCAAAACCAGTTAAAGCCTTTAGAATACTGTCGGAAGCAGCGTTTTGAGCGTCAATAGCCGCCTGCTCATATTTTAATGCTTCATTTTGTAACTTAGCTGCTTCTTGAAGATTCTTAGCAAACTGATTTAAAGCATTAACTCTAGCTTCTGAGAACGATTTAGCTAATTCAACAGCTTTGTCTCTAGTCTCATCGAAACCTTTTCTTAAATCAGCAAGAGCTTCGTCTATAATCGCTCGACGTTTATTAGGATCCCTAGCTTCTGGTCCAGTTAATTTATCAGCAACAACAGCGGCTGTTGCATCAGCTTGTTGCTGCAGATTATCCGCGGCATTTACTGCTCCAGCAGCTCTTAATTCGTCTGCTAATCCTTTGATATTTGAGCGAATCTCTGCCGTAACTGTAGACGTAGGCGTACCTGGAGATAACTTATTAGCAGCATCTGTAAAGCTTTTCTCTATTATTGCGGGATCGAACGTTGATATGGCAGCGACCTCACCAGCTTGCTGTCTTCCTAATGCTGGAGTTAAATTGCTGGCTAATCTTCTTCTTGTTGCGTTTCTTTCTTCGCCAGTATAAGCGTTAGGATTTTCAACAACATTAGCAGCCCTGCTTCTAATTTCTGGAACGCTAGCTTCTCCCTTAGCGCGAGCAATTATGCTATTAAGAGAGTCTTGTCTAGCACTATTTTCTAGATCTATTCTATTAATTGATTGTTGTACAACAGTATTTAGTCTCGCAAAACTAGTAGCTAATTTTACCTGCAGTCTATTTAATGCTTCTTGTGCCCTAGCAGCTTGTTCTGTTTTATCTTTTAACGCTATAGCGCCATCAGCAGCAAGTAAATCATTTTTAACTCTTTCTCTGTTGGCATTTAATGCTGCCGTACTTAATGTTCTACCTTGTTGAACTGCAAGCATTAATTGTTCTTGATAGGTCTTGTCTGCAGCAAGAGCAGAGTCAATTAAATTGTCTAATGCTTTAGCTTCTTCTGACCCTGGAGCAGCTGCTTTTATACTATCTAAGGTTTGACCCTTAGCAAATTGTTGGAACACTACGTTTTGAGCATTCTTAAATGCTTCACTATTAGCATCAACCAGTTCTTTAGCAGCTGCTGTTACCCTATCTTTATTGTTGGCTGTAGCTTCTTCTATGCTGTCTACAAAAAATGGTACAATAGTTGCGCCTAATTCTCTAAGTGTGCCGTCAATTCCAGTAGTAGATTGTTGCTCAAATGCTACCTGAGAACCTGTTGCAATGCTTAAATCTCGACCAGCAGAAATCTGATCAGCAATTGCTTTGTTTACTTCTTGGAAATTTATATCACTCGCACTTTTGGAAAACTTTTCCATAGCTTGAGCAGCTTTATCTGTGGCTGTATCTAACTTGGTTTGAGCGGCTTTTTTAGCTAGTTCAATTTGTTTTTTAACATAACTATTATATGCAAAAATACCAGCACCAAGCAAAGCAAGAGCAGCCACAACCGCAGCAGCGCCCACAGCAAAAGGAAGCAAAGGAACAAGCATACCCGCTAATCCAGCTGCTACGCCAGGACTAACAGCGGCTATTGCTCCCCAAACAACTGGGATTGTGGCAGAAACGCCTTGTACTAAAGCTATAGTTGTAGCCAAGCTAGAAGCGGCACCAGCCAAACCTGCCCCAAGTGCTGTTCCAGTAGAATCTGCAGCGGCACTCAGTGTTGCTAAGGCAGCAGCAGCATAAAAACCAGCTTCTCCAGTTATAGCCTCTCCCATTTTGCTAGCAGAGCTTTGACCTCTTCCTCTTTTTGCAGCTTCTGTTCTAACAGTTCTTAATTTTTCCTCTAATGCAATTACTTTTTGCATATCTGCACTGCTTTTAGCAGAAGACTTGGCTAGTTTAAGGTTGGCTTTAGCCTGTTTAATAGAAGACTGTAATTGTTTGTTGTCAACAGTACCTTTGGTCGTTAATGTTTTTAATAATTGGTCAGCAGCAAAACCGTTGGCAACAAAAGCACTTTCTAATTCTCTTAAAGTATCCACACTAGTTTTACTTAACGTGAAATCTCCACCCTGACCACTAACCGCTAAGCCTCCTCTATTAAATCCAACAACCCCGCCCTTGTTGAAACCTTGAGGTCGAGTATTCATCTTTCTCAAGTTGCCGTATCCAACAGCTTTAGCGCTTTTTGCATTCACTACAAATTCACCAGGAGTAAGCATTGCTGGGACGGTATCTTGAACACTACCTCCAAGAGCAGACTTTTTCGTTCTCGGCTTACGACGCTTACCTTTTGTTGCTTTTTCTCCACTTCCCGTATATGGAACTCCAAGACCTTGTGCAATTAACATGTTACCAAATTTTGTATCAGTATACATATATCTATTATATTTTTCTGTACCAGCAGCAGCTAATGCAGCTTTAGTATTAAATAATTTTGTAACATCTTTACCCTTAGGATAATAATTAGCAGCCAGTGCTTTGCCTTTTGCTCCTAGATCTCTTTCTTTTTTATTTCCTTTGTATAGTTCATAGGCGTCATAGCCAGCTAATCGAGTCGCAGAAGTATTAAAAGATTTACCTGTTGGCACAACATCAATATTTATAGTATCTCCATCTATAACCTTTTGTACGGTAGCTTTAGCAATACCCCCCTGACCAAACTTATTCATCCTATGTAATTTTTCTGTTCCAAGTGCTTTTGCGGAACTTTTTCTAAGAACGAACTCACCAGGAGTAAGCATTGCCGGAACGCTATCCGTATTACCACTACCAGGAACCGTACCTCCTCTAGCAAACCCTTGTGTTCTTTTTAAACCTCCTCCAAAACCTTTAGCAAACTGACCTATGGCGGACGCACCTCTAGCGGCGGTAAGTAATCCAAGTATAGGTATAATACCTTTAACAGCATCTGCTACTTTAATTAAAGCGCTAGCTAAACTTAATGCTCCGCTAATAAGACTTTTGAAACTGCTAGTACCAGCTACATCTCTAACAAGTTTTAAAAACTCTTCTCGAACTTTTGCAAATTGAATAGCGAGTGCTTGCTGGGCTTTGGCATTACTATCAGCTAAAGAACCTTGTCCCTGTTGAGCTACTTTCAATGCTTCTTGGGCTGTCGCAAACTGACCGATAAGAGGAATAACCTTACCAATTTGTCTAAAACCACCAAGCTCTTCAACAATCTTACTAAAACGAATATCTCTAGGGTCTAAACTACCTAATCCTTCACTTAACAATTTAACAGCTTTGAATGCTCCAACAAACTTACCTTCAGCATCTTGCAGATTAACTCCGAATTCTTTAAGAGCATCAATGGTAGTTTCTCGTTGCAGTCTGGTAAAAATTGTTCTCAAACCAGTAGCGATAGTTTCTGCGCCTTCACGAGTCGTAGCACGAACACTAGTAAACACAGCAATAAACTGATTCAAAGCGTCTGTACCTTCGCTAACTCCTCTACTAGCAGCAGCAAACACACCACCAGCACGCTGGATAGCAGCAATAATATCACTAGATTCAACAGCGAAACGAGCAGCAACAGCATTAATACTACCCAAAGCACCTTCTAACTGTCCAGCATTAATACTAAACTGCCTAAGTAAAGCGATACTGCCTTCCACAGTATCGTTCAGATTATTAAACGTAGGAGCAACATCTGTTAAAGCAAGTGCTTTCAAAGCTTTTTGTACATCACGGATACTAAATCCAGCCTGAGTTAAAGTAACAGAAATTTCTGCGAGACTAGAACTGGAAACACCTATACCGGTTGCTAGTTCTCCAATTGTACCCTGTAAGCCTTTAAGATTACTGACAGTTTGTCCACTCACTTGCGCTATTCTTACTAACTGTCTGTCAAACTTAACAAAGTCACTTAGAGCAGTATTTATAGCATTATTCACTCCATATATAACACTAGTAACACTAGCAAATGCAGTAAATCTTCTAATCGCTAAAGCAGACTGTCTTCCAAATTCTTCTATCTCTCCTCTAGCTATTTTAAGATTTTTAAAAGTTGTCGCAGAATTTTTACCTAGTTGTTGTGTAGCTTTGCTAACAGCTTGCACTTTTACTGCAACATTTCCTGTGCCAATACTATTAATTGTTTTTGCAAATTGACTAACTGCTGAAGTAGCTCTAGTCGCAGTACTAGAAACTTTATTTAAAGAAGCATTAATCGCTATTAATTTTTTATTTGCGCTTTGTAATGTTTTAACGGTAGCCGGATTAATATTTAGATTAACATCAGCTTTTAGGCCATTAAGCTGTTTCTGTATACCGGCAACAACCTTCTTGACATTGCCTGGGCCTTGTAGATTGATTTGAGCTGTTAAATTAAATCCTGCCATTTTATTACCCTATTAAATAAATAGCTCTCCAGCCCCACACAAGAGCAAGAGAGCTATATTATAAAGGAGACCAACCCAAATATTACTCAGCTTTGGCTTTTCTAGGCTTTTTGGCAACTTTTGCTTTTGGTTTTGCTTTTGGCTTTGACTCTTCTGCTGTTTCTTCATCAAGCACAACAGGTTTGCCATTGTCATCCAAAAATGGTTCAAATTCTGCAACATATTCTCCTTCTGAGTCCACTTTGTTACCATATTTATCTACAAAATTACCAGACTTGTCGATATATCTGCCTTCTTCATCTACCAATCGCCCGTCTACGTCTATTAAACGACCTTCTTTATTAACATATCTTAATCGATCATCAACAAATTTATATTTTTTCAAAAATTTATTTTCTGGCAAGTTTGATTCATAGTCATTATCTAGACCATACATCATATTAGCCAAATGTTGCGCACCCAATAAAGCAACCGGGTCGGATGCTCTATTTAAATAATCTTCCATATTATTAAAATATTTCTTATTATTATCTTCTTTATACACCACGCAAGCAGATACTAGGTAATTAAATCTAGCATTATCAGCTTGTCCTTCAGCACTATGATTATCTAAACTAGTACGAACACTGATGAGATCTCTCATGTCTTCTCTAAGTTTTTTGATATGCACAGCTAAGTCACGAGCTTGTTTGATGCTAAAACCGCCTTTGGCGAGCCTTGCTTCTCCCTCGCTGATCTCTTTTTGTAGGGTGTCGAACTTTAATTGTTTCTCATCATCCCATAAACCTTGCTCAGTAAGAAGGTCATCAAGTCTTGCTCTAACTACTGCTTTACTTTTAATAGCATCAGTGAAAGCCTGATTGTATATTTTTTGTCCTTCTCGCTGATCGTCTAAAGAAGGATTCCGAACAATGAATTCTTTGTCTTCACCCTCTACTTCACATGTAAAACCTTTAGTATTCATAACCATCTTCTCCTTTATCTTTAAACTTAAAATTGTATTTTTGTGTAACTTGGTTAGGGTATAAAAAGCTTTTTAGCTGTTTAGCCGCAGACCTTGCTTGATGATTTCCGTTGTTGAGGATTTCGTCTCTAATATCCTGCCAAAGTTCATAATAGTATTTTTTTCTGTCTTCATCTTTTTCGTTTTCCCACAAGTGAGAAAAACCCTTTTCAAAATGAGCTATGCTTCCTATCATGGTCGTTTTAAATCTTTTATCTAGATCGTACAATAATTGTTGTTTATCATTCATCTTTTATTAATCCTTTGGTTTTCTGCTCTTTGGTTCATTATTTCCATTTGAACATCTGGTAGTTGTGACTCTTCTATTTCTTTTCCTTTATTCTCTTTTAAAAATCCCATTTTTTGTTTAAATCTTGCTTTTGCAATAGGATCATTTAAATCCATAATCTCTTCTGCAGACTGATTTTCGTTTGCCATTAAAAATATTTCTTGAGCATTGTTGGATTTATTTTTATTATCAAATTTACTATTCTTCTTATCAAACTCTGCTTGTTTCTTTTCTCTGTCTCTTTTCTTTTTCTGATATATAAACCAGCCATCAAGCAAATCATCGTCTTCAAAAACAGAATCCTCCGGAGAATCAGGATGCTCGTAAACATTATCGTACATTCTACTAAAATTTACTAAAGACCTTTGATCATCGGTCCAATCCGAAGCGGGACCAGACAATACATTTTCTTTATTAGCATTCCAATATGTTTTCCAGATATTACTGCGAGCCAATACTCTAATATCATTTACAGATACAGATCTTTTATAAACTTCTTGTACCAAGTTGTTAAATGTCGTGTATTCCTGACCTCTTTTAGCATAAATGTCTTCTGTCTCAAATATTTTTTTATCGTTTTCATATAAAGTATTACAAATAATATATTCACTTTTTGCTGATTCCGCAAAACCTTCTAGTGTATTATTTCTGAAATTGTTTTTAATTCCTAAAAAGTGATTTAAAGTACCTCTAGTAGATGCTAAGGTTTTTCTTATCAATTTAGATACATCAGGACGTTTTATGCTCTCGTAAAGTTTTAATTTATTATCCTCTATCTTCTTCTCTAGTGATTGAATCGTCTTGTCTGTGTCTTTTTCCCATATTCCTAATTTTATCATCACTCTTGACATGTTCGCTTCTCTAATCCAGTCACTGTACTTTTCATCATTTATTATCTTATTGTAAAGTATTCCTGATTTATATTTAAGAGTATGGTCCGGTGCCTTGAGAATATATTCTTTATCTTTAAAATAAAAAATTAAAATTCCAGACAGTATTTGATTTAATAAGTGATCTATCCTATCATTATTCATTTAAAGAATTTTGTTGCTTATTTTTTAATTCCTGTATTTGTTCGTCTTTTTCTTGAATCCTATTTTGTAGAAGCTCTACAACCTTTTGGGAATTAAGAGCTTCCACATATAGTTTACCTATAATTGTAAATAATTGTTCGTCCATTTATCCTCAGTCCCTAATCTATTGTCCTATTAGTGAATAGGTGGAGTACCTCCAACAGAACGACATAGGTCGCCGTTTTCAAATTCTCCATCTGCACTTATTTTGAAACTATTGAAATTCCTAAAACTGTAACTAAGATTTACATTATCACCACCAGCATCACCACCACCGTAGTTAACACTAGTGATTTTATTCTTGTTACCTAAATCAAATACGAGAGATCCACTAGCCGTACAAACCTTAATACTGATACTTTGGTCAGTAAGCTGAGTGAAATCACTAGTACAAGCATCTGCTCCCTTGAAGTCATCAGCATCTAGGAAATCGCCTTCTGAAGCAACAACTTCGAATTCAGACGTAACTTCCGTCGGGAACGTAATATAACGATAATAAGGATCAAAACGTCCGAGCTGTCTAATTTCTTCTCTACCTAAATCGCAACTAATAGTAACATTTTGAAAATAAGGAGCTTCACCATTTGGAGCATTAATACCTCCACGAGGTGAGCTAGCAGTCCCTGTTGGGAAAACAGAACTAGCCATATCAATATTCATTCGTCTAGCAGTAAATACTGAACTTCTCAAATTGCTGTTACTATCCTGCTTGAAAACATCACGACTATCAGCACTATTGCCAAAAGTGCTACCTGCTGTGTTCCATGTTTTGTGATTACCTACAAGAGTAATATCTTCTGTAAAATTGTCGTCAACACCGAAAGTATATGTAAAACTAGAGAGATACATACCGCTCATAGCAATATAGTTATCAGGTGTTCCAAATGCCGAATCAGCAGTATCAGGATAAAGACCGATTTGAACATTAACTCTATTGTTACCTACTGCAGTTAATCCGCTACCGTCTACACCACTGAAATATGAATCATTTGCACTATTGCCATCCATGCACATAAAATATAAGGGAGGACTACCGTCAAATACCTTTGTCATACTCACTTCAACATCAGGCAAATCTTCTGGCTGATCGTAAACTTCTAATTGTCCAATACTAAAGACTTCTGTAAGATTAAAGTTGGTTGTAATTCCTAATGACTGAACACCTCTGGGAGTGTAAAACGTTGGGTCACTTGAGCCACCCTTTGGATTATCACCCGTAGTATCGCACGGATTTAAGTTAATGAGTTGTGTGGCGTAAAAAATTCTATTGTTGGTTGGCATTGGTATCTCCCATTATGAATTTGTAGGTACTTAGTTTTAAAATACACCAACCCTATTTTATTAGGGGAAAATTTCTATAGTCCAACGGACAATATTGTGATAAATGCTATTAATTGTATTAAACTCGGTAATTGTCGCATTTTTAATAAAGGCTTTTCTATCTATATACTGATTATCCTCTAATAATAAATTATAATTTATTCGATTATTATTAAGCAATCCCTTGTAATCAAAAGGATATACACCATTTCTTACAACTTTATCTATGTCATATAGCTGAAAATGCTTATCTTTTTGCAACATTAGAGCATTGGCCAAATTATTTCTTTGGACGCTATTTTTAGCTAAAACATGAAACAAAACATCTTGAATAAATGTATTTCTGCCATTTCCTAGCTCAAATGGTTTTTGGTCTGTTCTGTTTGTCATCTCTATTAATATAGCTGGTAACTCTACCTGATTAGCAGCCAATGACTCATCATTGATTTCAAGCCCTCTGCTTTCACTGGACTTATACGTTTGAACATATCTATAGGAATATTCTACATGAACATCACTAGTTTTGCTGACAGGATTATCAAACAAAACCCTTCCATTGTCATAATCTAAAGAGTATGTATAAGCTCCAAATCCACTTGGTCCAGTAAGAAAATTGTCATTTAAATAAATCCCACTAATTTCTATAGGAGAAGAACCGCTGTAAGAAACACCAGTTTCGTATACCCAATTTTTCTTTTCTGCTTCCCATACAGTATTATTGGTGTTGCTAGGATCTGCAGCAACATTAAGTTTATGATATTGTGTACCTGCTATACCACTAGTAGGTATATTGACATTTACAAAACCTCCAATATTAACAAAAGACCAATCTAAAAAACTTTTTAAATTATCTTCTAATGACGATAAAGGCTGTCTGTCTCCTATAGAGAATATGCCTTTAAATCCAGCGTTATATTCTTGTGTCATGTAATTTGCCTATTTAATATGTCTGCTTAAAATATTAGGAATTTCGTCTTCTATCGAAGATAATGCCCTTGTAATCCAATTATCTTCAATTGTCCCTATATATGTTGGTGGAACTCTCCAATTACCAGATTTACTAGGAACCATAATTGCCTGACCTGTACGACTAAAAGGAGTTTGCTTAAAGACTATTCTATGTTCCATTATAATCGGCTCGTTACCTCTTAATAGTAACCAGCTAAGCCAAGGTAAGCTTTCTCCCTTTTCTGTTAATTGATTAGCCTCGCTAGAGGATAGGATGTCTTCAAGATCATTTTGGGCCAAGATGCTGAAAATTAACTGCGCAGAAATCTTATTGGCAGAAGCTTCAACAGATTGAGTGGTAACATATATTGATTCTACAAATCTATCTACCAAAATATCTACTGCTGCAACATCTGACAAACCAAAATTGTATCTGAGTTCTCCACCTTTTAATGATCCATACTCAGGCTGAGATCTAATCGACGCAGCTAACTTGGTTCTTAGGTCTTTTTGTATTTTGGGCTGAGCCTTGTTTAAGATTGCCCCTACTTCTTTTGAAATGCTTTTTAATACTTGAGAAGCTACTTTGCCAGCAGATTCTAATATGGATAATCCAAATTTCATAACGATCTACTCCAAAGAGTTGTAATATATTTATGTTCACCAAGACCGCAGGGCTTAGGATCTCCAGCTCTTGAATATTCATAAGAGCCATAAGAAGATATATTATTATCAACGATAATTGAATCGGCTTTAATAATTTTACCAATCAAAGGAATTTTACATATACTTTGAACAGCCCCGGAAGGAATATCTATGCTATTGCCTCCGTCCCAATTCAAAAAATATTTACTATCAAAAATAATAGCTAAATTAATAATTTCGTTTGTGCTAGAACCTCCAGTAACAGTGCCTTCGCCTTTACAAACGGGACATATACTGCCTGTTGGAAAAGATATGGGCCCGCTTCCATTATACTTATGACCAGATAATCTAGATATAGGATCAAAAACACAATTAGGACAAACAGTATCTTTAGCGATATCTGAATATTTGAATGTGCAAGGAACAACCAATCCATTATCCGCTAATAGACTGTCTATAGAATTGGCGTAAAGTTTTTTTAGTTCAGTAAAATCAATCATGGTTAATTCTTTAAAGTAGAAACAACAGACGCGTCTGTATTCTCTTGTGCAAATATTTTGGTGTCAATTACAGATCTGCCTAACTCAGGAATAGCTTGTTGTCTAACAGTCACAACATTATTGATATAGTCAAAACGAGCAACAAATAAACTATTTTTAATTACAGTACTATTAAAAAAATTTAAAAGATTTCTAACTAATTTTGGCACTATATAACTCCTGTATATGTAATAATTAAATTCCAATTAGTTATCACACCAGAACCTATTCTGTCGTTATCATTAGCATACAAAGTAAACGCACCAGTAATGTGATGGTCTGGACCTTCAAACAATAGCTGATCAAAATTAGGTCTTAAATTATTGCTGCCAAATTTTGTAATGTCTGTTTTATCATCAATTTGACAGGCGCTATTACTTGATACATCATTTAAAAAAGTATTAGCTGGAGCGCTATTTGAGAATACCCAACTAAAACCGTTGGTGTCCGTAGATGGATCGTAGTTTGAAATTTTATTATTGCTAGAAAGCAGTACCATGTCTCCAGACGGAGGCTCTAAAATAAATGTTAAATCTTGAGGACTGTCGTGCTTTAATCCATTAATAGCAATTTCAATTTTTTGCATAGTTTGCCTACTATTAACTCCAGAAATAGTACCAGAATTATTAGTATTATCCTGTATAGTTATAGCATTCCCATTATATACTCTGGAATAAATATCCAAATCTAAACACGCTACAGCATTAGTACATCTATCTCCATCAAGATCGACATTACCTTGAACAACATTGCCCGGTGTGCTGCTGCCAGAATCTGAATCATCTGGTGCGGGTTCATCTAAAAATGTATTAAAATTCTTTTTAATTACACTTATGGTACCAGTAGATATTCTGGTATTTAAAGCACAACTATCTAATACTGTTGGTTCAAAATCTAAATCATACAAATAATTATCAAATGTAAGATCTTGAGTATAACATGCTGGTAATTCTATTATAATTTCTCCAACCCCACCGGATTTAACGTATCCATTAGGCTGGCCTCTTAAGAATTCAATTATTGGTTGAGGAACTGGGTCTATCGCCTGAAATCTAAAGCCTACTTTACCTTCAGAAATGTCTATAGGAGCACCATTTACGTCTTGGTAAAAGAAACTTATTTTAAAATCTGAACCTTGTTCTATAGTAAAATTATGAGTTACTGACATAAAAACATCCTATTAAGAATATAATGATCGATCTCTATGGCCCGTACCATCTGAATGGTAACGAGAGTCGGGGGTAAATTTGTTGCCAACAAAAGGACTAAGCACTGCTCTAACATATTTAATATTGCCAATTTCATGTTCCATTTTTAATTTTTCATACATCCCACAAGGACCAACCTCAAGCAAGGTTTGATAACCTTTCAAATTACCTGCTACTGCTATATTGGCAGAACCTAAAGATGTTCTAACTCCTTCTGCAGCGGCTTTTGTTCTGAAGGTACTTTGATCTAAAAAGCATGCGGCTCTCAAAGATAAGAATCCAATAAACTCTTCATCTCTAGTAGATAAGGTCGTTGGGTCCGGAGTAATACTTAGATTATTTAAATCAATAGTATATTCGTTATTAAAATTCATTTCTCTGTTTACATATTGAGCTGCTACAACCAAAGTTTGCTGCAATCTATCATCCGTATAAGTTGGCGTCACATCTAAATCATTAATTAAGGTTCTAACAATAATTGGTAATTCTATTTGCCAAGACATATGGGCACCTATTTTTAGTTAAAAAAAGTAAAATACAAAATAGTATACACCTAAGAAAAATGGTTGTTATTAATAAAAGAGTTTTTACCTATTGGTACATAATATTGCTCTTCAGAGCCTGCTACATTTAGCCACTTTATTTTCATAAAATGCTTGTTTTTATTATAGGTTTTACCATAAATATTAGCCTGATCTAAACAATATATGTCGTTATTTGGCAGTGTCCTAAATCGTAAAGTTCTTCTATTCTTATCTGGATTTAATATTTTGAATCCTGTTGGAGCTGCATATAAGAATTTATAATCATAAAGTCCACCAATATAACCAAAAATACGTTCCAAAGAATGGCAGTAAGTGCTTTCTAGGCTGTCGTCTACTTTGCCTGTCTCTTTTCTCAAAAGATTTAAAATAACATCTTGATTATGAAGCAATAATTTTTGATACAAAGACGTATTGCCTCCAAACATATTTCCGCCAGTAAATTTCTTAGATTTCTGTGTTATTTTAGGACAGCATATAAGTTTTAAAATATCTTTAATCTTATCGTGATTTTTCCCCTCATCATTTAAATATGTAAAAGCCCTACAAGAAAGATAGCCCGCACCAGACTTTAATGTGTCTACATTTCTTATAAAAGTAGTCCTGTCCCCTATAAAAGTATCTAATAAAATTTTTCTCCAATTACATTGATTATTAGTTCCCCATACGCTTGTTTTAGAATGCAGCTTAAAGAAATATGGAGTTGTTATAGAAGAAAGCTCAGATAAAAAAGAATAAACATCAACGCCTATATTAGGATAATAAGTAATACTTTCAACACTTTTTAAAGAAGAGAAAAGTTGCACGGCATTCTTATTTTCTTGATCTTCACACAAACATAAACGAATTTTAACTAAGTCTTGTATTGGCTTAAGTAGATCATAAAATTCTTGAGCTAAGTCTGTATGATATAGCCATAATATTACTGTTGTGTCTTTATTCATCCTATTATGATATAATGTTTTTGTCTTTTCCTATTTTTGCAACATATGTGATCAAAGAGCTCATAGCAGAAGCTAAATCCGCATCTGTAGCTGATTCTGATAACATATCCTCTATTCTAATCCATTCTCCCCCATTAGGATCTAATTCTGCAACGCCATTGAACATACCGTATTTATGCATTTTTACCTCACCTATTACTTCACCATTAGGGTCCGGAGCTTTAATAGCCACCTCTTCTACCCAGACTCTATCGTAAGTCTTTTCTGGAATTACAGTAGGTTCTTTAGCATTTAAAATTGGTAAAAAATCGGACATTTTATCATCTCCTGTTTTTAGTTTTATTTTATTCTTATCACCATGTTGAAAGAGCAGATCTCTTCCACGTATTAGTTGCTACGCATACATATACGTAATCTGAGTCCCAAACAATCTCTCCTTTATTACCGGCAGCACTTGCTGAAGCTGGGGTATGATCATCTCTAATTCTAATACCGCTTGAGTTTATATCCAGTTTTTGGCTAGGAGAATTTGTGTTAATACCAACATTACCACCAAAATAATTTTTAGCAGCAGTATTGTCTTGATAAACACCATATTCATTTGTCGGAGTTGTTCCACCAAGACCAGCGTCACCTAAATATAGCCCATAGTGATTTGTTATAGTATTGTTTGTTCCTTGAAAATAAGGAATAGTTTTAATGTCATATGCATTTGTAACAGTAACACCAGAAGCAGCACTGTTAATAGATGGGTTACATCGAAAAGCTGCTACCTCAGCTAAAGTATTGGTACCATCTGTAGAATAAATAACAGGAACAGCATTAACTCCTATACAATATCCACCATCAGTAGTTGATGCGCTCAAATATTTTTCTGCTCTACTATTAAGACCTACATGATAATAGGTTCCATCAGTAGTAGAATAAGCTCTGCCTAGAGAATTAATGGTTCTAGAATATGTACTATTTGTTTTGTTTACCTCATAAATATGTAATTTAGAACCAACACTTCCGTCGCTACTGTTTCCAATTCTGACTGCGTCTAAAGAAGCATCGCAGAATAATAGATTTTCATCAGCATCGCCTTCTACTCTAAAATCGTAGTTACCACCGTCATCATTTATAATGACGTTACCGCCATCAAAAGCAGTAGAACCACCTTTAACTCTAAATTTATGAGAGCCGGGACTTGCAGTGCCAACAGCAACATTGCCACCGCCATAAGCTAATAATACATCATCATTTGTAAAGTAATTTAAAGCACAGCTATTTCCTAAACCAGCACTGTCCATTATTAACCAGTTATTACTAGTTCCTTCTGCTAATCCTTCAGCTTTAATACTAGCTTGATATGGATGTCTACCGATTAGTAAAGTAGAGCCACTTGGAGAAGCTGTGGGTATCATTACAGATTGACCACTAGCGAAAATCTGTTGACCAGAAGCTGCTGTTAATGTTGTATTACCATCAACGTCAAAAATTATTCTTTCATTGTTTGGTTCAAACGCTCCATTAGCTCCTATAATATTTGTAGTCTCTTTACCTTGATAGAATTTGACAGGCACACCTGACTCTCTACTGCCAATTAAAATTGTGTCTCGTAAACCTGTCTGAGCAACGCCGCTATTGCAATATTGTGCGCTGAAAACATTAACATTATCTTGATTACGAACTAAAAATCCTGCAAAGCTATAATCTAAATCTGTCTGTGACAGTATTGTTCCTTCGCTATTTGTTGCGTGTATATGAAATTTAGTTAGTGGGGTGTTTGTACCAACACCGACCCTGTCTGTACTAGCATCAGCATAAATCAAATTACTATCACTATCGCCTTTTACCTGAAAATCAATATTATTTTCATTAGCGTTTATAATATTAATACTACCAGATGCTACAAAACCATCTATAGACGTATCAAGACCACTATTGACAGGACTTAAGGAGCTCCAGGGAGTAGTTCCATCTCCTACCTTTAAAATATTATTGACCGAATCAAATCCTGGTTCACCAGCAGCAAGCACGGCGCCATTTGGGTTATTTATAGCAAGCCATTCTGTCTGATTGCCTCTACGGAAGCGTATTAAGCTGTCTCTGGCCATTTATTTAATTCCACGTAAATTTACTCTATAAAATATTATGGGGTTCCACCATCGATTGTAATACCACTAATATTAGTTAGCGTTTCTCCTAGATTAACAGAGGTTGTTCCTAGCGTAACAAAGCCATTAGAAACAGTATCAGCATTGCCTGTTAGATCTCCAATATAATTTCCTGTAGTATGTATATTGCCACCAGTAAATTCCCATCTATTATTTGAATCATTCCATAATAGACTTTGATGATCTACTCCGTCATAAACACGAAAACCACCAACACTTAATCCGCTGGTATTAACAGTAATAATATTATCTCCAATATTAACTTCTGTACTATTTACTGTAGTGGTTGTGCCATGTACAGTTAAATCTCCACCTAAAGTCATATTATTGATATTAGCAATATTCCTGCTACTATCTAGAACCAACGCTTTACTAGCTTCTGCTGTACCAGCAGAGGATAAATCTAAATAATTAATCTCAGCAGCTGTACTAGTAACTCCATTAATTTGATCAGGTTCTATTCCACTAACTGCTATACTTAACGTCCCAGCAGTATCATCATACGCTGTACTAATACCACTAACTCCTACAGCTAATCCATTAACTATATCTTCAACTTCATCTTCAGTCAATCCTATGTATGCTAATGAAGCCCATGAGGTAGTTCCATCACCAACTTTTAACTTTTTAAGAGTGCTATCTAGACCTAATTCCCCAGCCGATAAAACAGGACCATTCGGGCTATTAACAGCTGTCCACTCACTTGTGGTACCTCTTCTTAATCTAATAGTTGTATTAACGGGCATGATTTACTTTCTTAACTATGGAGTTCCACAATCTATAGTATAACTATCTATATAATTACTAATAAAGCTGTTTAATCCTACAACATCATTAGCATTAGCAGTCTGTATAACCTCTTTGATTACTTCAACATTATTTGCACTAGAAAGCTCTACTGTTACAGAATTACTTGATGATGCAGTAGATGTCTCAATTTGTACGGTATAGGAGTCGTTATTAATTTCAATAGTCTTATCACTCATTATGTGCAATCCAATGCTGTGCTAGATTTACTAAATCGTTTGTTGACAGTAACAGTACCATATAAAAGCCTAGTAGTAAATTTACCACCACCAGACCCACTGGCATAATGGTCTGTATCAGATTGTAATTCTAAATCATATTTAGCATTTGTAAAATCAAAAGCATTAGTTATGCTTGAGGGAAATTCTAGAGTTAGTTTTCCAGCAGCTCCATCCAGTGTGAATTTATAAAGAGTATAATCAACATTGGTAGTAGAGTATATTGATACAGTGTTGGTGTTGGTTTTCCATGTTAGTCTACCACACCAATTGCTGATATCTATAACTGCGCCGTTGCTGTCCTTATATATCCACGATACTCTAAATGAAGATCCTTGTTCTATCTCAAAATCATATTGTGCTGCGCTCATAGACACCTCTATAGAATGCTTAGTGCGTTACTACGTATTTATGTATACACTATAAAAGCAAAAAGGGCCAGCTAAACGCTAGCCCTTTTCTTTGAAAAAGTTAACAAGCAATAAACTTATTATAGAGAACCGAGGAGAACTCTACGATTATCTAGAACGGCGAAGCCAACTTCTGCCCATCCGTAGAAGCCTGCTCTCTTCTGACGATGAAGTGTTTCATCTTCGAAGATTTGAACTTCTTGACGTACTGGCATGATGAAGCTGTCATTCTTTCTAAGATCAAGACCAACAACAACTTCGGTATCACTACCTCCCATTGTTGCGTTTAAAGTATCGGTGTAGTAGTTTTGATACTCTTGACCGACACCCAATTCGTCAAGATCATGAAGATTAACACCGAAAACTCTATTGACACTACCATCGGCAGCGGTATAGATTTCTCTACGTGTAATTTCATCAACCTGATCAACATTCCAGTTTCTGAGATCTTCCATAGCTTCAGGAGAAACATATAGATCTGTTAACTGGCCTCTGTTATTCGAAGCTGAGTTCCCGCCACCATTACGACGCATGACAGTCTTCATAAGACTAACAAGACGCTTTGTGAACTGACCAGCGTCAGCATCACTGTCGAAGGTTACGATATTACGATCAACACCGGCAGCAAGCAATGTATGCCAGCCATCGTCATTCATCTTCTTGGTGAACTGGCTTTCGAGAACTTCCATGGCACGACCAACGACATCCCAACGGGCGTCACGAGCATACTTTAAAAGATAATCGATGCTAGCACCAACGTCATAAGTAGGAACCATGACGTAATCGCCTTCAACATGACGTTCTGGAATACGTCCATGATTAGGGATTGTATAAGCAACGAAATCTCTTTCGGAGCCTGGTGAAAGGAAATCAAGTGGAAATTCTGGAGTAGCACCAGGAGCAAGATTAATTGCTTCAAAGATACCTTCAAGAATATCACCACTTACAACACCTTGTCTGAGCGGAAGCTCAAGAGCTTTAGCAAATTCGGCGTTAGCGTTTAAGGATTCTTCTCTGTTAGCAGAACCAGAACGTTTTAAAAGCTCTGTTAGTTCAGGAGAAGGAGTAAACTTTTTGACATTTTCTTCTGACATTTTTTATTTCTCCGTTTGTAGGTTATTGAATTAGACGATGTTGATTGCAACTTTTGCAAAACCATCAGCATCTTTAGAGCTTAAAAACGTACCAATCTTAACTGTTCCGGTTGCTTGTGAATCACTGATTTGACCACTATTAGCGGTATAGGCAGCGTCACCAGCAGTCGGAGTTCCACTGATATCATCAGTAGTCACTTGACCAACTCTTAAGAGAGCAACTTTACTACCAAGAGACACTTCGTCTTTATGGAAGTTAATGTGCTGTCTGGTTAAATCAATATCAACCACATCATTTAATAGAACACCTACAGGTGCTACACCACTTGCATCAGCATTGTAAGCAACAACAGCAGCGCTGTTATCCATTGCTACACCACTAGCGCCAGTGACCATGCCTGCTACACCACCTCTGGTTTCAGCAGTATTCATGAAAAATGAAAGATCTACTAACGTTTCGATACGATCAGGTTTTAGGGCCATTTTATTTCTCCGTTTTAATAGGTTTATTTCTTGCCTAGTCTATGAAACACAAAATCTACCAGAGCTGCTCTAGTACTTTCAGCTTCTGATTCTTCTTCACCACCAACTGCCAAAGTCACTTCTTCTTCAACTTCAACTTCATCAAGAATTTCTGATGCTTCGGAAGTGCCTTCTTCGCTATCTGTAGCTTCTTCTGTAGTTTCTTCAGTGTCAGATTCAGAGCTTTCTGTTGTTTCAGCAACCGGCTCCTCTGCAGACTCTTGATTTTGTGTTGAAACTTTACTTAACGTTGCTACAATACTTTCAAATTGTTCATCTGATAAAGATTCGAACTGCTTAGTGGTTGCATCGGCATCTTCTTCAGATAAACCAGCTTCTACTAAACTGCCCATTCTCTTCTTGTACATTTCAGCCATCATTCTTTCTTCTTCTTTTTCTCTATATGTGGCTAGTAACTCTTCTTTTTCTGCTAACTTCTTTTCGTACATAGCAGAAATTTCTTCTTCTTTGTTCTTCATCTCTGCGCAATGATCTGCTACAAGCTTTTCTGTAGCTTCCTTGAGCTTCTCTTCATGACTAGCTTCAAGCTCTGTTGTTGCGCCTGCATGATCAGCTTCGATCTTTACTTTCATTTCTTCACAAGTCTTAGCTGCTTCAGCCTGAGCTGCTTCATGCTCTTGAGTGGCCGATTCTGCGGCTGAAGCTGTTTCTTGAATTTGTTTTTCAAGAGCTTCTACCTTCTCAGTAAGTTCTTTATTAACAGTTTCGAGTTCAGAGGGTTGCTCTGTTGCTGTTGCATTTTCGGCCATAATATCGTTCTCCGTATAATGTGAATCGGTTTGATTATCAAATACACCTATTTTTTTATTTTCTTCATTTTTTTCTGTATCAATATTGTTCTTTGTAAATATTATACTATCAGCATTTGCTGGTTTGTCAACAAAACCTTTCCCGCTAAAAGTTATATTTCTAAGAACTCTACCAATTTTATGATTCTCAAATTCTCCCTTACCCCCATAACTTCTGAGGTATTTAGTCAAATAAGCAGTATCATAATTTCTATTTAAAACCTTGTATTCTCCAGTACTTTGATTAATTAATCCATAATCAAAATCACTGAAAAAACACTCCATACTAACATACTTAGTACCATCTTCAATTTCTTTAATTAGTTGTTGGCTTCTAGCTTTTAATTCAGGATCTGTAAATGCTTTGTAAACTACAGAAGCAGTCATGATATGAAATTTATCAGGCAGATCACTAACTTTAGTATCTTCTGGTAAAACCTCACCTGATTCATCAACAGGCCAGTTAGAAACAATATGACCAATTATTGTATTTTCATCATGTTCTAAGTTTGTTGGTTTGTCTTCAGGAGTATTTTTTGCTGCCCATACTTCCGCCTTATCAAATATGTCGTCATTTTTATTCCAGTTACTGCTAACCAGAATCGACTGAACATAATATAAATCCTTATCAGAATATGCTGCTACGCTTTTTGTTTTTTTATTCCCAATGCTTTCTACATTTGTAGGCTCAATACAAGTAGCATAGGAAATAGAACCTTTGCAAAGCATTTCTACAGAAATACCATCTTCTTTTTCTTGATCGTATATAACCATTATTGTTTCTCCGGAGTTGAACCAATTTCTCTATACACCAAACTATAAAATATAGCTTTAGCCTGCTTTTGATCATCAATAGACATTTCGCTGTTTATCTTGGCCTGTAAATCATATTGCCACTTTTTATACAATGACATAGAGGAGTTAATATTTGGAGTATTAATTTTCGACAAGCATTCCTTAACTAGTTCACTACTAATCTTAGTATAAGGATCAATCGAAAACAGTACTTTTGTTTTAATACTATCTAATTCTTCATATTCTTGACTAGACAAACTTCTAAGATTTTTCTTTTTATAAAACTGCAAAAGTATAGGATTTAAAGACTTAGCAATTTCATCTTGAGCTTTTGTAGCCCATAACATCAAGCCAGCACCTGTCTGTGGTCTAAATGTTTTTTCTTTGCGTTTTTCAGAATCTTTTGAATTTTTAGGTCTGCCCTGTCCAGGAACTCCAGTAACCGCAGGTTCTTTTTTAGGAGTAAGTTCTTCCTTTATCTCTACTATATTCTTTTCCCCTTCTTTCTTAGGAAGTAAGTCTAATCCTACTTCGCTTGGGGTGGCTAAACCTAATTGTAAAGCAATCTTCTTCAAGGAGGAATCAAACGTATTATCTGAAAACGGTCCAGTTTTTTGTGGCATCTTTTTATTCTTACGAGACTTACTTTCTCTTTTTACTCTAGTCTTTTCCATGTCATCACTAAATCCAAAACGGGTTTTAAGAACCTCTTCAGAAATTATATTTCTATCAGCAAGCTGAATCAATAGTGACTTTTCTGACTCTTCATTACTTAAATCCATTTTATCAAATTCTATAGTAGCTGGAGATGAAAATCCCATAGCCTTTTGTACAATACGAATTTCATTTTCCCAAAATTTTGCTAAAACATCTCTTCCATATTGTAGTCTTTGAGTTAATGTTTTTAAACTAATAAAGTTATTAGTAGTACCTGCTGCGCCATATGTTCCAGTAAGAGTTGGAGGAATACCTAGTCCAGCATATACGCTGTTAAGATGAGGAGTATATTTACCCTCCCCTAAAAATTGATGAACACTAGTTCTGCTTTCTAGTAATTCAATATCTGGACCCCAAACTAAATCCATTGTTCCTCCACCAACATTATTTCCAAGAATCTGCGCTAATTTAGCCGTAGCGCTTTTAGTAGGAGCAATTCTATGTTCTAAATTACCCAACTTAAAAATACGAATATTGGAAATGGCTCCATCTAAAGCTGCCATATCTGCTAGCTTTAATTTCTCAATAACTGTAATGTCATCCATGATTGCATATATCATAGGATAAGCCCAGCTCTGCCAATCATCTTTTTTGTAATGATATACCAAAGTAGTTTCTGGATCTAAAGGATATTTTTGTTTAGCTTTAGCTGCTTGAATAATGGCTTGAGGTAAATTACTAACTATTTCTTTCGCGCTTTCCGTTTTAGGATTATTAATCATCTTTCTTAAAGAAGCTGGAAGCGTTAATTCATATTTTTTATTTCTGACAAATGAAGCGGCTGCTCCACCAGAAACATCCACATACATAGGATCTATGAATGTATAAATCCAAGGAATTTCTCTGGCCTTTACTTCAGAATCTAAAGATAAAAGATTAATATCTGCTGATGCGTTGGCAGCATACATTTGTTGGATAGATTTAGTACTTAATTTTCCAGCCTGTCTATTTATGACAATATTGCCACTCTTATACAGGTTATTTAAAAATCTCTCACTTCTATCTTTGCCATTAATTCTTCTAAACCACTCCTGATAAAATCTTTCTGTTTTCTTTACTTTATGAACAAGTCTAATCCCCTGACTTGCAAAATCTCCCATAAGATCAATAACGTTTTTGACTAAACCCACCCTTTGATAAATATCATCGGTTTTACCTAAAATGTTTTTAATCTTCGTAGGAACTTTTTCGTGTTCCCTAAAATAGTCATAATCACTACGAGTTAAACCAGGTCTACCATCTGTTGATGTATCTAGTCCAGAGAAGTCTGAACGAAATCTACCAGCCTTAGCAGAATGAACCATGCCATATTCTTCTAAAGCTTCGCCAGAAGCTTTCATAGCTTTTTCTCTGCTAGTAGCGTCGTTATCCCAGAAAACATACGCTTCCTCTGGTTCAGGTTTAGCGTCTTTGATTACGTCGTTCTGATTTTTGTCTTTGTCTGTCATAATTTATTATAATAAGATTCTAATGGTATTGCAATACGATTGATTATTTTCTATATACACCAAGATAAATATCTTCGCTATTTACTGACGAAGTAAACCATTCTGGTCCTTTATACATATCTCCACTTTGCTTGCCTATATCTCTAAGATTTCCTCCAATATTATCAAACTTAGGAGTATTTTCTGGACGCTTAACAGTTCTAGACATCATATTAGCTATTAATAAAGAACTGTATCTATCTTTTCTTAGTCTTCCCTTCTTACCATTTTGCAGCTTAACTTCTGGAGTATCCCATCTATCTCTAGCATTAGGTCCTGTACTAGTTTGTGTCATTACTATGGTAGTTAATTCATTTTTTAATTCTTCTATCTCTAAAATACAGTCGCTAGTATTATCATATAAGTTCTCTAGAGAAGAGTCAATAACATTTGTGCCTTCTTTTTCCAAAGCTAAGCCTAATGTTAAGTTATCAAATCTAGGAAATAATAGAACTTTATCTTCTAAGTCTTTTCTTAATCCGTGATTGGCTTGTGCTATCCAATCAGCCTTGGCAAACTGTACCATATCTAAAATATGCAAACCTGCTTGATCGTCCGTGTCTTTTCTTTTCTTTGGGTCTATAATGGGTAGTATTAAATTTTCTCCATCTTGTAGATTGTTGGGATCGTGCAAAGCTTCTTCTATAGCAATTCCTCCTCCTTGAGCATCTAATCCTATTAGTGTGGCTGGAAAAACTTTCATTAGATTACGTATCTTCCTAGCACAAAAACTATAGTAGTCATATTCTTCTACTAACCCTGTTTTTTGTCGATCTTTAAAATTTACCCTATTGGTAGTCCATACATAAACTATTCGGCTGTGTGTGGGATGAATCTCTAATACCACAATACTGAAATTATCTTTTTCCGACGCTGGGTCAATTCCATATACATATTGCCTATCTGATTTTCCTTGCGTGACTGCATCGAAAACTATTTTTTCTTCATTAATCGTTATAGGGTTTTCATCATTTGCAACACATGCTTCTATCAAACTTCTTTTAAAGAATCCGTCACTATCACTTACAAAACAAGCAGCATACTCCATATTATATATTCCTGTATGAATAGTAGCCTTGGCTCTTGCAACTTGTTTGTCGTCCATAAACCCCTTAGGTATCAGCTCGTACGGCACTCTAATAATACTATAGTCTCTCCAGTTAAAATTTTCAGGGACTTCCCCCTTAAAAATTTCTTCCAGTTTATGCGTATCTCCACCTGTTTCAATGATAGATTTGTACCTTTTCCAATACTGGGCAAAATGCTTAAAACCATAATCTGCTGTTCCTGTGATAATAGCTTGATTGCTTTTTGTATTCGATAGATTTTCAAGATCTTCATTCCAAACTCCAGCTTCTATCATAGCTTTCTTTTTGGCTTGAAATTTTACATTCTCAATAGGAGTAGCACTAACAGCAGCAAAACCAGCAACAACAGTCTCATAAATATCAGGAGATATAGAAGCAAATTCGTCAGCAATAATAATATGTGCTCTTAGACCTCTGATTTTACTACCGTCACCCATAGGTACAGCAATAGTCCAACTGTCTCCTAATCTAATAGTACATCTGTCTACGTCTCTTCTAGGGCCATCTTCATTACCGCTAAAAATACTACGAAGTATTGGGCTATTTCTCCATATCGTTTCCATGTACTCAAATATAATTTTACTCTGTCTAAAAGCAGCACCAACTACTACGATCTTAGTACCAGGATTAAATGTACATTTTAATATACAATAGAGACTCATTAAAAAAGACTTACCAAATCCACGACTAGCTACAAACATAGGAAATGGACGAAGCCAGAATTCTTGCAAGATTGCAACCTGAATAGGATGAAGCTGAATATTAAATAATAACTTAACAGTAGAAGCTAAATAATCAGGATCTCTAACCAATCTCATGAGATGCACATCTGGTTTCTCTATATCATCCTTGGTCCTATTGATCATAGGATTATGGTCTATCTTGATTTGATCAAGATTGCCTAGACCTAACCACGCATCATCATAAGTTGAATTATCAGCCATTCTTTTGTTCTTTAGCTAGTAATCTACGAGATCTATTAATAGCTCTTTGAACCATTAACTTAGCAACAGATCTAATAAAAGGAAGTTTTCTTTTATCACTTTCTTCCTGTAACCAATTTAAAATGGTACCCATATTTTCTTCGCACCATTCTGGACCGTTAGTATTCATTTCAATTGCATGTCGTCTACAACTACAATTGGGAGTACTCTTAATACCCATAGCACTAATCATTCCAGATAAAATAGATCCTGCACCATTTGGTACAGATTCTAGTGTGGGAGGAAACAACCCTTCTAGAAAAGATTTGGGATCAGGTCCAATCATTTCTCTGACCTTTTGGCTCATTGCAGACAAAGACCTATTATCTCCCAGAGCATCATAATCTTCACCCCCATAAAGGGTTAGATGATTTTGAAACCCCTGAATCTGAGCACCTAATATTTTATTAGATTCTTGGTCATAAAATACCACAGACAAATCTTGGGCTATGAATGGTTCTGGTGTTACCACCTTGTTAGTCCTCTGGTCAGTGTATGCTGGTCGTTGTATACTAACCGGATTTTCAAGTCTTATCATTATCACTTCTCCTGTTTTTATCTATATAGTAAACCCTTTTAAAAATTTGTTCTGCTAGGTGTTCAGCATTTCTGTGATTGTCACATAGCAGTACATTAATATTATAATTCAAATTTAACTCAAGTAAATTCTTAATTATATAATTCGGTCGAATTTTGATTTTATTCCACATCCTCTTAGGAATATTAGAACCTATGGGGTAATTTAATATATCTGTCAGGCCAAACTCTAGTAATATAAAAGGAAATTCAATTTCAGATAATCTTCCTACCCAATCTTTAAATCGTTTTTCTGTTATGTTATTAGCAAATTCATTTACGCTTTTTTTGCGTTCTATAGTCACTATTTTTTCTAATCCCTCAACAGTATAGTCTCCGGTATCTACCTTGCTAACTGCCGTAGCGTAGTGTTTAAAATGCCAGGGTTGTTGCTCTCTAGTGTCAACTATTATTTTAAATTCATTTTCTTCCATGGTTGTCGGCTACTATTTTAAAGAAAACAGCTTCATAAAGATGTTCTACACCTTTAATCATGTCGTGGTGAGCTCTACATAATGTTATTCCATTATTAGTATCATATCTTAAGCCAGGACACTGTGCCCAGGTTTTTATGTGGTGAACGTTTAACTTCTTCTTACTATTACATCCATGCCATTGGCATTTTCTTTTGTCCCTTGCTAAAACTTTTCTACGAAAATCTTTATACAAAGGATCTTGAAAGTTTCTCATCGCTATACAGCCTAATGTCTGATGTTACCATTTCTTTAACTAATTTATTAAATGTTATCTGTGGGGTCCAACCTAATTCTTTTTTGGCTTTACTTGCATCACCCAGCAAATAATCTACTTCTGCTGGACGATATAGGTCAGGATCTATCTCTAGATGGTCTTGATAATTTAACCCTACAGAATCAAAAGATGCTTGCAAGAAATCTTTAACGCTATGCGTCTCACCTGTTGCTATTACATAATCTTGAGCTTTTTCTTGATTTAACATCATCCTCATGGCTTCTACGTGGTCTTTAGCGTGTCCCCAATCTCTACAAGAGTCTATATTACCAAGTTTCAATTTACCATCTACTTTTCCGTTAATTAACTGACCTATATATTTAGTAATTTTTCTAGTTACAAAATTTTCACCTCGTTTCGGACTTTCATGATTAAATAAAATTCCACTACAGGCGTATAGGCCATAACTTTCTCTATATAGTTTTACCATTTGATGTGCAGCAACTTTAGCTACAGCATAAGGACTTTGTGGAGAAAAATCGGTATTCTCGTTCTGATACTTTTTGTCATCTTTTAATGTATAATTAGAACCAAACATTTCGCTAGTACTAGCTTGATAGAATTTAATCGATGTGAAAGTATTTCTAATTGCCTCCAATATATTTACGACACCATAAGTATTAATACAAAAAGTTGTACTTGGTTGATTAAAACTAGTTCCTACATGACTTTGTGCTGCTAAATTATAAAATTCATCAGGCTCGTGCTTCAATATGGCATTGGTGATACTAGAAGGATCAGTCAAATCAAATTCTTGTAATTCGAAGAAAGGATGTCCTATTAAATCTTGTATTCTTGTGAAGTTGTTAGTACTGCTACGGCGATGTAAGCCTACTACATAATATCCTCTAGATAATAAGGAATTAGACAAATAGCTTCCATCTTGACCCGTAATACCTGTGACACATGCGACTTTATTCATTATTTGATACATCCTCTGGAGTTAAGAAAGGTCTGTCCACAACACCATCTTCATATTCGTGATATTCTGCTAATTCTTGTCTTGATTTTTCCGTAGCGTGTTTTAAGATTTCCATTTCCTTGCCTTCTCTTTCACGAATCTGCTCATCTTCTAACATTCGGATTAATCCTATCCAGCTACTTTTGCCATCTTCAATTCTTTTGATTCTTTGTTCTCTGGTTGCTTTAAGGTCTTTACTGATCTTTTGTTGCTCGTTTAAAAGTTTTGTATATTCGTTTGTATAATTAGCTATACTGTTTCTAGCAAAACTTAATTGTGTCTCTAGATTCGTCAATCTTGGGATATCTCTTTGGTCTTCCGGTAAAGAATATTCGTCATCTACTCTTTTTTGTAATTTTTCGGTTTCCTTAATATGCCTTTTACGTTCTTTCATGCTTCTGTTAATTAAAATATCTATTGTAATAAACTGCTTAATCTGTAATTCCTCTGCTGGTAAAACATCTTCTCTAAACTGTTTTATTAAGTTTATCCAGGTGTTTTCAAAATATTCTAATTCCCCACTAGATTCATCGAATTGTTTCTTAATTTCGTTCCAGAAAGACTTAGCATGTAGCTTTTGTCTAATGGTTTCATAATCCTTAGCATCTTCCGAATTGGCAAATATATTATTCTCTTCAATATATCTTTTAATCGGTGCTGTACTTCTATTTAGGTGCTCCGACATAGAATCTATATCTAGAATACCATAATTGTCCCTAATAAACTTTTCTTCTTCTAGGCTTAATTTCCCTCGTTTTTTTGGAGATTTATTCATAATGTCATCTTTGATTGTAGTCGTTTAATAATGTTAATATGTGTGCTTTAAGCTTATCAAACTTATCTTTATTCACTTTCGTTCCGTGCTTTAATTTTAAATAAGACTCTCTAAATTCCGACTCTATATTCGCATCCAAAAACTCAACTATCTCCTTATCTCCTGCAACATCTGAACCAAACTTACTAGAAAAATACTCTTGATCGTTTTCTATATAAGACGGTTGCATAATGTTCTTTTTATTTTCGTTCCTTTTAAACCAATTATTATATAGATGACAATCTATTTTGTTAGTAAATTCTAAACATCCACTTTTACTATTCTCTAAGTTTTTATCATGAAACTTGCAGCCTATACAAGGACTATCCGGACGCTGATAATTGTTTCTTTTGAAATTAAATAATCTATTCCGCACGTGAGTCCATAAGAAGTTTTCTAATGGCCTTTTGCCATCATATCGATCTAAAGCCTCTAGTGCAAAAATAGATGCTTGTTGTTTCATATCCTCTGTGCTATGATAACCAAAACGAAACTTGTGAATAAGCTTCTTCGTAATCTTATCTAGTACTTCTAAAAATTCAGATTCAAGAACTTTTGGTCTCTTATTTACTTTTTTCTTTTTAGGTGCTAGTTTCTTACGGGTCGCTTTTTTCTTGGTTTGTTTGACTGGGCTCTTCTTCGTCTTGCTCTTCTTGGTTTTCTTTTTGCTTGTTTTCTTCTTTTTCTTGGTCATGTAATAATTCATCTATGGATTTACAATGTTCAGGCTCAAGCTCAGGATGTAATTCTAAGTCTTCTGAAGCCGTTACTTTTAAAGTTGAAGAAACTAATTTAGGTCTGTTCATGATTTTCCTTGCATAAAAAAATAATTTCTCTATGATAATAGTAGATAAACGGCCAATTAAGTCAAGTCAAGGTAGAAATATGGTATATAAAAAATGGTCCGATAGCGAGCTATCTTATATAAAACACCATTATCTAAAATATTCTGATAAAATTATTGCTAAAAACCTAAGCGAAATGACTGGACAGCAAATTACTTCTAGCATGGTAAGAAGGCAAAGACGCAATCTAAAGATAGAAAAATCTAAAGGAAGACCTAAAATGAAAAGGAACATAGAATGAATAATATGGTATTATTAACAGGAGGTAATGGCTTTTTAGGCTCTAACGTAGCTAAAGAACTCATTGATTCTGGATATAAAGTATTTATTCCTAGGAGTGGGCAATTTGATTTGAGAAAAAAGTCTAATGTAGAAAATCTATTTAGTGTTATTCAACCCAATATTATTGTTCATTTAGCAGCAAAGGTGGGTGGAATTGGTGCTAATAAAGAAAATCCAGGGTCTTTTTTCTATGATAATATTATGATGGGTGTTAATCTAGTAGAATGTAGTAGAGAGTATAAGGTAGACAAATTTGTTCATGTAGGGACTGTGTGTAGTTATCCTAAGAACTGTTCTGTTCCTTTTAAAGAAGATGATTTGTGGAATGGATTTCCAGAAGAGACCAACGCTCCTTATGGTATAGCCAAAAAAGCAATTATTACTATGTTGGAGGGATATAAGCAACAATACGGATTAAATAGTAATGTGTTGCTTCCTGTGAATCTATATGGTCCTGGGGATAATTTTGATGAAAATACTAGTCATGTTATCCCAGCCATTATTAAGAAGGTTAGGGATGCTCAGATAAAAGGGGAAAATGAGATAGTTTGTTGGGGAAGTGGAAAAGCTAGTAGGGAATTTTTATATGTAAAGGATGCTGCTAAGGGTATATGTGCATCTGTTAATAGTGATTTTAATGATCCATTGCCTATTAATTTGGGGGGTGGTGGAGAGATTACTATAAAAAGATTAGTTACCATTATATGTGAACATATGAGTTTTGCAGGAAAAGTGATATGGGATGATAGTAAACCAGATGGACAAATGAGAAGGTGTTTGGATGTTTCTCGGTGTAAAGATTTGTTGAATTGGGAAGCGAATACAGATTTTATTACGGGAATTAGAGAGACAATTGGATGGTATAAGACACATCAGTAGGAGAGAATATGTGTGGGATAATAGCATATAAAGGTGGTGGTAGTGCTATATTAAAAACTATCTTAGCGATGGAAAAACTAGAATACAGAGGGTATGATAGTACTGGTATAGCATATATAGAAGATAAGTCAATTAAGTTAGCAAAACAGGCTGGATGCGTTTCTGATTTAATGCATAAAGTTACATTAAGACCTGGTTCTAGATTGTGTATTGGTCATACTCGTTGGGCTACTCACGGTGGACCTTCTAAAAGAAATGCTCATCCTCATTTGACCAAAGATAACAGATTAGCTATAGTTCATAATGGTATTATAGAAAATTATGTTACTTTGAAGAAAGAGTTGAAGGATAAAGGGTATGATTTTCTCTCAGAAACAGATACAGAGATTTTATTATATTTAATTTATGATCATTTTATGAATGATGGAGTAGACTTATACGGAGCTGTTAAGTTAGCATTGAGCAGAGTAGTGGGGGCTTATGCTTTTATTATTATAGATAGACATAAAGATGATGAAATAATATGTGCGAAAAAAGGAAGTCCTTTAGTTATAGGAATAGATAAAACAAAAAGGGATCACTATGTGGCGTCTGATACTTGTGCGTTTCCTGGTAATGTAAATGATGTAATTTATATTGAAGATGATACAATTGTAAAAATTAATAATAGTATTGAAACATATGATATTACTAGAAATCAAATATCAAATCATGTAATCAAAAAAATTAAACAGGATTGGTTGAAAGCAGAAAAAGGTAAGTATGATTATTTTATGCAGAAAGAAATATATGAGCAACCTGTCAGTATAGGCAATTGCTTGGCTGGTAGGCTGGATGGATATAGAGTTGTTTTGGGGGGATTATTAGATAATAAAAAAGCTTTTAAGAAAGCTAATCATATTACTATTATTGCATGTGGTACAAGCTATAATGCTGGTTTATTAGGCAAATATTATATAGAAGAGTTTACAAATAAAAAAGTTAGTGTGGAATATGCTAGTGAATTTAGATACAGGAAAATAAATAATATACACAAGAATGATATTGTGATAGGTATCAGTCAATCTGGTGAAACTGCAGACACTATTGCTGCATTGAAGATGGCGAAACAGAAGGGGTGTAAGATTATTGGTATGTGTAATAATGTTAACTCGTCTATTAGTAGACTAACAGATGGGGGAATTTATATTAAGGCTGGTTTAGAAGTAGGGGTTGCTAGTACTAAAGCTTTTAATAATCAGGTACTATCATTGTTATTAATGGCTATGTGGATAGATCAGCAGCAAGAGGACTGGATTACTCATGCAGAGTTAAGGAAATATATAATTGGAGACATTAGTAAAATTGAAAATAAAATTATAGCAACATTAAAGAACGATAAGCAAATTAAAAAGATAGCTAGGAAATATAAAAGCTATGAGAAATTTTTATTCATAGGAAGACAATACAATTATCCTGTGGCTATAGAAGGTGCTCTTAAAATGAAAGAGTTATGTTATAATTATGCAGAAGGTTATGCTGCTGCCGAATTGAAACATGGTCCATTAGCTTTAGTAGATAATAAAACTGCAGCCGTAATTATTAATAATGATGTAAAACAACAAATCAAAATGAATTCTACAGTACAGGAAATAAAAAGTAGGGGAGGCAAAATTATAAATATTGATTATGCTAAGGCTACTGATGATGATATTCTTATAGAGCCAAATAGAATTATAGATGATAATATAATTATACCAAATATATGTTCATGTCTAAGTCCAATGCTGGCAGTAATACCTTTGCAGTTGTTAGCGTATCATAGTGCAGTACTGAGAGGTAAAAATGTTGATAGACCAAGAAATTTAGCCAAAAGCGTAACAGTTGAATGAGAGTATTAGAAATACAAGAAAAATATTTAAGTCAATACCTAGAGTGCGTGGGGGATTTAAATAGTAAAGGTGTAAGTAAGGCAGATTTAAACCAGGCTAAAGATATTTTATATAATCGTCCGGAAAATATAGTTACATTAATTGGGATAGTAGATGAAAGATTGGTCGCTACATGTACTTTGCTTTTAGAAGATAAATTAAGATATAATCAGAGGTCATGTCATATTGAGGATGTTGCAGTTGTAAGAGATAGTAGGGGAAAGGGATATGGAAAAGAGATTTTAAAATATGCAATTGAATATGCGAAGAAAAGTGAGAAATGTTATAAAATAATGTTGACATGTAAGAATCATCTGGTACAATACTATAGTGACTCAGGTTTCAAAACTACAGACAATAATATGGTGATTTATGTTAAAGACAATGATGACAATGTTGATAATGATTTGTGCAAGTGAAGTTTATTCTTGGGAGACACTGGGAGGATTCGGTGCCGGAGGAATGAATGGTGGGGGATTTGGTGATCCTGTCGCTAATGATTACGCTGGTATAGAGAGAAGAATAAATTTTCAAACAGGATTGATGATAGGGTACAATGCGGAACAGGCAATGAAATATGCTCAAAGAATGGGGCGTATGGACGCTTTACGAAACAGGAAGTATGCGCAAAAAAGCAGTGATTCAAAGTATCGTGCAAAACATGATCCTTTTCTTAAGGAAGCACAGGAACAGGTAAGATCTACGTGGCCTATGGTCATAGTTCCATGGCATACTACTAAATAAAGTGGTCAATAAACTGGCCAATATTTACAGTGTGTCCCTACTGTTTATGCACTCCCCCCGCAAATTTCCCCCCGGCAGAGGGGTATAAACTAAAATGAAAAAACCCCCTAAGCGAAGGGGGTAGCCCATTATTCTAAGCTAGCCGGTACTATCACCCCCCTACCCCCCTACAGAGGTGTATCATACGTGTGAAAATATGTCACAATAATGTGACACGTATTTCACGGGTAAAACATACTATTCACAACAATGTGACAAAATGTGTCACAATAATGTGAATCATGCCATAATGACACTAAGAAAAGTTTATAAGTATAGGCAAAAAAATTTTTTCCGAATGGCATGATAATTGCACTATATATATATCATAAAGAGGAAAAAGTTTTCTTCTTGCAATTAAAGTTTACTATGGTAAAATTCCGATATAGTAAACAGGACATTACACTTTGAAAGGTTTTAATTATGTCAAACAATTTTGAAATTTGCTACACTTCAGATTGCTGCGGAGCATACGTTCACTCGGACGCTCAAATTTGCCCTACATGCTACGAACATTGTGAAGTGATTGAGGATTGCACGGTCTACGAAGATTCGGACGCCGCACACTTTGATTCGATGCTAGATTTTCACGGGGCGGGCTAGTATTGTCCGGATCCATTTGGTACACTTGAAAAATCGCCACTACTTGGGAGTCAAAAAAATGTTACAGTTCACCGAATCAGATTATAAAAAAGCAGCTAGTTTTTTGCAGGTCGACGAGCCAACCTACACTCCACAAAAAAATATTTTAAGTTATAGCTATTCTAAGATATCGACGACCCACGATAAGGGCAAAGTAGGCGAGCATCTATTGTGCAATAAATTAAGGTCAGAATATGGTCTTGATGCTGTTCAAGTCGGGGGATGCGGCCGTCCAGACATCGAAATCAGATTGTCAAACGGTAGCGTGAAACGTGCAGAATGCAAAACGTCGATGCTAAACTCAAATGGTAAATACAAGTTTTACAAAGTCAATCCAAACAATTTTGACATGCTGTTTTTCTGCTATGTTCACCCTACAAAATTTATGATCGTCCAGACAATCAAGAAGGCTGATTTTCTCGCTTGGACTGAAATCGGTGGACGGGGCGGCAAGCCAGCAAAACGTAATGAGTACGGCTACAATATCGAAATGAGTCAGGATTTTACCAACGACAAGGGGCTGGACGGAAACATCTGGAGCGAAGGGGGGTGGACAAGCTAAAGTCTAGATGGTAGAATGTCGATATACTTTTAACAGGAGAAAATAAATGAGTCACAACAATTGCATCATGCCAGAAGTCAGGAATAATGTTTGGGTCGTGTATGACCTGGACGGCAACAAGATCGGAGAAGTCGGAGCAATGTCGGAGACTGAGGCTAGACAAAAGGTAGCCCAGCATGTTATGATACCTTTCAGACTTTCACACATTGAGGAGTAATACATTGAAAACTAAATGCAACCCACTGAAACTAAACGAAACAATATTCTTAGCCAAATCACTAGATGAGGGTCGATATGTTAAGCGGTACTTTTTTAGTAACGGACTCGGAGCAAGTGTCGTGTGCCATGATGGTAGCTATGGTGGTCATGCAGGGTATTTTGAGGTGGCGATTCTAAAGTATAAGCACGGCGCCGACCCTGAGCAAACAAGTGAGCTCATCTATGACACGCCGATCAATAAGGCTCTCGGTTGTGTAGATGTTATTGGGTGGCTTGACTTTCACGAAGTAGCTGATATACTACAGCAGATCAGGAATTTTAACACAGGAGATTACAACTACAATGAACGAACTTAGAGAACAAAACCTTTACGATATACTCGACAAGCTATCAACCAGATTAGTGCAACTATACTATGTATCTTGTTGGGAGACAGATGATAAGGACGGCATGAGAGTTTCAGGAAACATACTTTATACGAGGAACTTCTTTAATGAATAAGAATGATGGCGAACTATTTTGTATCTTGTTGTTTTTAGCTGTTACAGTTACAATGGTATTCTTAGAAAGGTTCAGTCAGTTATGAGTACAGAAAAGCTAATGAGAAAATATCCTATCCTATCGGCGGCTTGGGATGAATGCACGATGATATGGAAAGGTGTTGAGCAGGATGGTACAGTTCATAAGTTTAATAGAAAGGCTATGAGCAAGATTGTAAAGAGTGAACAGGTAAAGGTCGATGATAGATATATTGGTGGGAATGATAGTATGGTTGATCCAGTAGGAAAGCCAGGGAGTGAGGAAAGAATAGTTGCACTGGCTGAAAGATATGCTAGACTTACAGAAACAGAAACATCACCATTTGGAGAATAATCATGGCAAAGGTAATGCAAATAAGTTCACTGGAAGATATGTCGGCATCACTAATTGAAGAACTGCCAACACTAACAGAGGAACTAATACAAGCACACGTATTTGAATATACTTTCGAGGGAGACGATGGGGAAATTTTAGTCGAAGAAGAAAAGATCGAACAGGCATTAGAGGAATTAGCAACTATGGAAGTTGGTTTGGTAACAGCTTCATTATGTGCTAGAGATGAATTAGAATGTGCTTTCGATGATGAAAAGAACGAATTTGTTTTTTGGAATAAGAAAGAGGAAGAAAATGATTCAACCATGGATTGACCTGGAGCCAGTCATGCAGCAATACGGCCCTATCGTTTCGATGGGGTACGTGTTGTTGTTTGCTTATATGTTCACCCGGCTTTTGTTTAAGATATAAAAGTGATCCCTTTTGTAATGGTGTTTGTACCGCCTTAACCAGGCGGTTGATATTAATGATACAGCCAGCGAAAAGCAATACCAAAATTTTCTTTTTTTATGTAAAGTTATTAAGCCAGCAATCCGATAATATATATATAAGGAAAGAATAACCCACGGAGAAAAATGATGTTGACAATCTACACTATATTTGGGATGATGGTAGGATTCGAGGGATATGATAACGGCAAAGTTTACTTTGGAGTTTATACCCCTAATTGTGAGTATGGATACGTGATTACGCCGGAGGAAATTTACTTGGACACAATCTACGAAAAAAGGTAAAGATTGTGCTTGACAATGCCGATAATGACTGTATACTTGGAATATAACAACAACCACTTGGAGACTTAATTATGACACCTGCTGAAAACATCTACCGATCAGATGCTGACATGGTGGACGGGCTTGTTGACGTTGAACAGTTCGCAGAAGATTTCACGAATGATAGCATTGGCACGCTACGTGATATGATGGAAGACGACCAGTATGATGACGGACAGCCTGACCTTA